TTCCATAATATTTTCCTGCTGGCAAAGCAGTTGTAGAAGCCCAAGCTGTAAAATTAACAACAGATTTTAATGTACCTGAACTTTCATTATACCAAACCTGTCCTTCGTACGTCGAATTCAAAGTTGGATCCGAGGAAAGTTCTTTTACTCTTTTACCATGTATCTCTTCGTACGTAGCCATAATTAGTTACTATGGAAGAGTTATATTAGATGGTCTAGTAGATGTAGCTTTTTCTTCATCAGATAATGCATCCCAAGCAGCTTGTGCCGCTTCAACTTCAACATTAATCAAAGCTTGTGCTTCTGATTTAGTTTTTTCAACACCGTTCTTTTCAGCTAACCACATAGCGCCATCGACATTGTTGCCAATCATCCAGACGTCTGCAGGATAACCTCTAAGAAAGAATGCTCTTCTGTCTTCTGCAGTAAAGAATCCTTTTCCAGTGTTAGTAGCTACTCCATATATAAAGTGTGCCATAGTTATTCCTCCTTTTTAAATTTGTATATCATAGTTTAACTTTGAGTTAAAGTTTTAACATTTAATGCTGTTGTCTCACCAGTAAATTCTTCTGTGTTTGTTACATAAGAACCAGTGCTTCCACCTGCTTGTATACCTGTGGTTTGACTCGTTCCAATTCCATTTGCAGAACCTTGTCTAGCTGTTCCTAAAGATGGTCTTGTAGACCATGAAGTTCCGTCGTAGCCTTCTGTTGCTCCTGTTACAGAACCATCGTTTCCACCACCACACATTGCAGCTGTTTGGCCTGCTGGTCCGCCCCAACCATTTACTTGATTTCGTCCTGTATTCATTGCTCCACCTGCTGTCCAATTAGTTCCGTCATATGCAAATGTAGTTCCTGTAGTTGCTGTTCCAGTGTACCCTCCAAAAACTAATCCTGCAGTTAGTGTACCTGCTCCTCCACCCATATTGCCTTTTAAAAAAGGAGCATTTGGCACTGCTGCCCAATTAGTTCCATCCCATTCTTCTACAGTATTTAATCCACCAGGTGTTCCTGGAGAAGTGTCTCCTCCACATGCTACAGCTGCTGTATTTGTTCCAAAACCTTGACCTGCTCTTTTTGCTGTAGGAAGTGAGTTTGTAGCTGTCCAAGCAGAACCATCGTATTTTGCTGAAACTGATTGCCTTACTCCAGGAGAAGAATTATTGATTCCTCCAAAAGCTAAAGTTGTTGTTCCCGTAAGACCACAACCCATAATACTTTCACCTGAAAAAGGATAGTTTCCACCAGCTGTCCAAGACGAACCATTCCATTCCTCAGTGTAATTATAATTTGAAGGTCCTTCTCCACCAAAAGCTAAACCATCTGCTGCAGATCCAGCACCTCCAATATGCTCACCATGATTTCTAGGCAAAGCTGTTGCACTAGCCCATGCTGCGGCTGTAATAGAAACCGATCCTTTATTAAATTCTTGTGTTCTACTTCCTATAGTTGGTACAGGTGAGCCTTGTGCAATCCAAGTTGCACTTGCAGAAGTTGATCCATGAGCAGCTGAGTCTTGTGCTATACCTAAAGCTGGACCTACTGTAAAAGTTGTACCATCATACTTACAAGAATTTGTTGGTGGTCCCCCTGCAAATATTGCATCTGTCTGTGTGCCTGATCCCATAGCATAACCTGATATAGGAACAACGCCATTTCCATTTGGACCTGTAGTCCAATTACTACCATCGTATTCTAAAGAAATTGCATTTTCAGCATCTCCACCAGTTCCTGGTATAGGACTGTTTGTATAACCAAAAGAATTTATTGCAGCAGTTTGTGTTCCTGCTTGACCTTGTGAACTTTGTCTTTGAGGAGTTGCTGTTCCAGCAGTCCAATTAGACCCATCATATTCTTCATTGAAACTTGCTCTATTTGTTGGAGGATAATTTCCTGCTGTTGCTAAAAGAGCGTTTTCTACCCCACATCCACTTCTATAGTTTACCGCATTTGCCATAGGGTTTACTGTTGTCCAAGCTGTTCCATTGTATTCTTCAGTAACTCCTGCGTAGCCAGGTGAGCTACCTCCACCTTGACCAAAATAAACAGCTGCAGTTTGTATTCCAACTAATTTAGTATTACCTCTAGCAGTATTTAAAGTTCCACCAGATGCCCAACCAATACCATTATATTCTTCTGTTCCATCGAAGGCTGCACCATTTGGAGGAGCATTAAATCCTCCACATATTAAACCTGCAGTTTGTGTACCACAACCACCAGGTCTTTGTTTTGAATTAGCAGTATTTGCTCCAGCTGACCATGCTTCAATATTTGTGACTGTTTTAAATGAACTATTACTTGAGTTAAACCACATTTGAGATTGTACACTAGTTTGTGTGGGAGTATTTGCTCTACCTCCCATTCCTGAGTGACTTGAACAATAATAAAATAAATTAGGTGCTCCTGTTGCTACGACTATTGTAACTTGTGTAGATGAATTATGTGTAACTCCTGTAGTATATTCTGATCCACTATTATGAGAACCATCAGAAGTTGTAGAAAATTTAAATGGGTGAGCTGAAGGATAATTAAATATATAAGTTGAACCTTCATATAATCTTAATTGTTTTTGTTGTACCCCATCAATAAAATACCTATTAGCTCCATCAGAAGATGCAACTGTAACTGTATAAGTTACATTTGTGTTAGGGTCATTTTCAAATGTCTCTACTCTTTTTCCAATTAATTCACTATATGTTGTCATAATTAACTCGTTGTAAACTTTTTTATATTAGCTGCGGTTGTTACTCCAGTAAATTCTTCTGTTGCATTTTGCCCAGATCCTGCATTATTAGCTCCTCCATAAATAATTCCTGCGGTTGCAGTTCCTCCTGAACCCATTGCTTGTCTTGCAGTTCCTGTTGAAGGTGCAGTAACCCATGAATTTCCATCATATATAAAAGCATTTCCTGGTGTAGCGGGTCCTCCTGTATTACCAAAGGCTGTAATAGCGTTTCCACTGTCTCCTGACATTGAACCAAAATACATATTAGCTGGAAAATTTCCACCTGTTCCCCAAACCGATCCATTCCATTCTTCAGTTGAATTTGAATTCTGATAATTTGGTGATGTTGCAGGATTATAATATTGTCCTCCTATTTTTAAAGCTGCAGTTGATGGTCCACCACCACTTAGTCGTTCCTGTCCAGTATTTGGACCAGAGTTATATGGTGCAGCTGTTGTCCATGCGCTTCCATCATATAAATATGTTGATTGAGGATATCCGTTGACTGCATCAGGTGCATGAGAAAAACCACCTATTGATACTGCTGCACCAGATGTACCACCACCTACTAAATTTCTTTTACCATATGGTGAAGCAAAAGCTCCGCCTGCTGCCCATGAAGCACCATTCCATAATTCTGTATTGGTAACGTTAGTAGAACCTGGACTTCCTGGAGATCCAGAAAAAATAAGCATACCTGATTGACTTCCTCTTGATGAAGAACCACATCCATATCTTCCTGTACTCATGTCAGTTATTGTTGTCCAAGATGATCCATTATATTCAGCTGCTGCATTTGTATCGTCCGCACCGCTTGCTTGAACTGCTGCTGTTTGTGGTCCACCACCAGTTGTTGTTCCATTAGGTGTTGGTAAATTACCACCACTAGACCATGCTGCAGCTGTAATAACGTTAAATGATGATGTAAATTCTTCTGTTCTTGTAACTGTTGGATCTCCACCTGCACATAAACCTGCAGATTGTGTTGTCCCTGTTCCAGATGTGTATCCTTGTTTAGTTGCTGTTCCCATTGTTGCAGGGCTTGTTGACCAAGTTGAACCATCATATTTTAAACATGTAGCTGTAGTTGAAGGTAAAGCTCCTCCCGATAAAGCCGCTGCAGATTGTGTTCCCCATGAAAACATCATGCTTCTTCCTGCAGGCATAGCTCCTCCATTTGACCAAGTCGAGCCATCATATTCTTCTGTATTTGTATAGATAGTTGTGTTTGGATTATTAGAACCACCAAAAACTAATCCTGCTGATTCTATTCCTGCTCCTGCAAAATATTGTCTAGCTTGAGATAATGCACCAGTACCAGTCCAAGATTCTCCATTGTATTCTTCTGTTGCTGTTGAAACTGAAGGACCTGTTGTTCCTCCAGCTAATACAGCTGCTGTTTCAAGTCCAAAACTAGCTCCAGATCTTCTTGCTGTAGAAAAACCTTCTTGTGCAGACCAAGCTGATCCATTAAATTCTTCAGTTGTGTTTGCTGTAGGATAATTTCCGTATACTAATGCTGAAGTTTCTGTTCCACATCCACCAGCATATTGTCTAGCTGTGTTTAAAGCAGCTATAGAACTCCAACCTGTTCCGTTGTAATTTTCACATACAGTATTGTTGTTGTAACCACCATTATATAAAGCAGCAGTTTGAGTTCCAGCTCCAGATCCAGATTGTCTTCCTGTTGACATATCAGCACTACTAGTAAATGCTTCAAGATTAGCTAATCCAGAAAGATTTCCTGTCGTATCATTATACCAAACTTGACCTGCTCCCGGATCACCAGGATTAGTTGTTTGGCGTTTGATTAACACCCCTGTAAGTTCTTTGTATGTAGTCACAAAACTCCTTAATTATTCTTTAATAACCAACCTTGTGTCGCGTCAGTATAAACTAAGGTGTTTCCCGCTCTTTCTGTTGATACAGTAAGATTAGCTGCAGTACCTTGAATTTTTTGACTGTTTCTTCCTACTGTCATGTTAAGTGTATCAAAAGTACCTGCATAGTCTATAAACACAACTTCATCACCGATACTTGGCGAAGATGGTAAGGTCATTGTTATTGCTTGAGAAGTTGTATTTATAAAATACCCTTCACCAGCCACAGCTGTAAAATCTGCAGTTTTTACCGCTTGCCATGATGTTCCTCCAGACACTGCCGCAAAAGATAATACCCCTGATCCGTTTGTTTTTAAAAACTCATCAGCATTACCATCTGTTGCAGGTAAAGTTAAAGTTATGTCACCTGCAAGTGTAGGTGCTTTTAACTGAACGTAATTTGATCCGTCATCAGTATCTTCTGTAAATCTTAATATACCAGCTTGAGTTGAATTACCTGAAATTTGTACGACTCCTGTACCGTTTGGTGCTAAAGGAATATTTCCATTAGAAACTGAAACTATTGAATTACCATTTACATCTAAGTTTCCACCTAATTGTGGAGAAGTATCATCTACTACATCACCACCTGTTTGAACTTCAATAACATTTGTTCCATTAGAGTAAACTATTTTTGTTGTTGTTGTAGACCAAGTTACACCAGATCCAGATGATGTTTTAAAAGTAATGGCTTGACCACCAGTTGTAGAATTTTTTAAAATATAATTCATTTCAGTGCCATCAGGAATAACAACAGATGCTGAACTACCTAATGAACCTGATGAAGTAAATTCAATTACTGATGTTGCAACCTCTGAACCAGTTCCACCATTTGTAACTGTAAGTGTATTTGTTCCTGCTGTAATTTGTTTTGAAATATAGCCACCAGCTATTTGTTCTAATATTTCTAAATTTGTGTTTGTTTTATCACCCCATAGACCGGCTTGTTCACCAGTCACCATTTTTTCAATACCTAAATTTGTATATGTCGATGCCATCTTATAAACTCCTGTTTACGCTGCAATATCAGTCCATGTAGTTTGTGAACCAGTATTTACCTCACTATAAGACACAGTACTACCGGTGTCAACACTTCCCCAAGCAATAGCACTTGCTAATCCTAAACCTGAAGTAATACCTAAACCAGTAGGTTTTATTACAGCTGTTTGTTTTGTTGTTATATTACCTAAAGATGATGTAATTGTAAAACCACTTACATCTACTTTAGAAATAGCCTCTACTGAACCTAGACCTGAAGATATAGAAAATCCAGTAGGTCTGATAGTTATATCAGTAAATGCTCTAAATGTAGACCCAAACCCAACATTTATTTGCTGACCAGTTAAGCTTACATCTGCAGAACCCGGTGTTGTAGCAGGATTAACTGCTGATGTTATTTGAACACCTGATAATGAAACTGTTTCAAAATTTGTTACTACAGGGCTTCCAGTAGATAAAGTAACAGGATTTGCGTTAACGTGAACACCTATACCATCACCTGAAATATCAACTAAACCTAAACCAGATGTAATTGTGTTAGTTATTTTTGGCGTAAGAGCATTTGCTTTTACTGTAACTCCACCTATTGAAACTGAAATTGGTAATCCAGCAGGTGCAGCAGAATAAGCAACTCCCCATCCAAGATTACCCCAAGTTTTTCTGCCCCAACCTACATTTAGTTGAGCTGTAATTGATGTTGATCCTACTGATGAACTAAAAGATTGACCTGTTATAGGTATTGTTACACCTAAACCGTTTCTGCCCCAATCACCTTGGCTCCAAAGATTTCTACCCCAACCTTCAGAATTAAATGCAATATTTTGTGCGTTGATACTTCCACCAGTATTCCAACTGCCTTTTCCCCATGCAGCTCCTGTACCCCATGCAGAGGGATTTGTAATGGCTCGTAGCCCAGTGATTGATACTGTGACGTTAGCCATTATGCTTTACCCCCTAAGCTAATCTAATTATTGCTAATGTGTCAGTAAAGTTTGGAAACTGAATTGTGAAAGTTCCTGATGTTGATGTTTTATTTGAAACAAAATCTAAAACCGCTACAGATTTATTTGCTTGATTTGTATTGTAAATCAATGCACCCATTGCTGTAATTGTAGCTGTTAAGTAAGATAAATCTGCAAAATCTACTATCGCAGTAGTTCCTGATAATTTATGAGTTTGTCCCGTTAATGCTTTTCCGCCTGATGCATAATCACCAGTTGAGTCAGTAATCTGTCCTGCAGTTGTAAATGATGCAAGTCCTGGTCCAATAACTGCACTATCTGAATATAATGCAAGTTTAAATGTGTTACCACCAGACGCATCAAAATTGTGTATTCCACTTAAAAGTTGGTTTTTAAAGGAACTTGTTATTGCGCTTGTTGTTATAGCCATAATTTTCTCCTGTTTTAAGGTGACGGTGAATCTATTTTGATTCTTATCGCACCATTGAAATAATCGTCTCTTCTTCTTCTGCCAATTTGCTCAATAGCATATTTAGCTATAGCATTATTATACTGTTTTTCGTAATATTGCAACATCTCCATAGGCCCTTTTAAATAACCAAAAGCTTCAATAAGACACGCATATAGCAGACCGTTTGGAAACCTTTTACTTAAATATGTCTCAGTATTAGAAGAAGATAAACCTGTTGGTAAAGCTACATAACTAGCTTGTATAGAAAAAGTAGCATTTGGTATAGGTGCAAACATTAAAGTATCATCGTCAAAATTTGCATAATATTTTGGCACACCAGTTGCGCTTGTTGAATTAAATTCATCAATAAAAGTTGTATCTCTTTTATCTAAATAAATTCTTTCACCAGAACTAGTTACTTGTACTGCTCTTATTATCAATGCACCTGTAGGAAAATTTAAAAATTTTTGAGAAGCCACCATACTTGCAGTAGCATATTTTCTATCTGCATCAGTATTAACATCTCTTAAAATTCTTTCTTCAGCATCGGATATAAAACCATTTACAATATCAGTTGTAAATACTGTATCATCAACTTCTGTGTAGTTTCTAATTTTTGTGACTAAATTTGCGTATGTTAATGCCATTATACAACCACTTTAACCTTTCCAATTCTACTTAATATATCTAATCTTTTACCTTGTGGCAAAGGTAGCATGCCATTAGAACTGTAAGTAGGTATACCAAGAGTTCCTTGAAATGATCCTACATCTACTGTCATGTTACCAATATTATGTTGCACTCTGGTGTTTCTTAAAGCTTGTGGATCTCCACCATAAACTTTTGGATCAAGTTGTGGAGATTTAGGTTCATATTCAGATATATGAACTAAAGAACCATTCCATTCTTTTACCATTTCTAAATATGGAAAAGCTTGTCCTGATCTATCTGATATAGACAGTGCATATTTACCTTTTGCAAATGTTCTAGCCATATTAGGTTACCGTTGGGTAGTATTGAGCAGGAGTAATAAAGGTTGAATTTCTTGAACCATCTTCATCTAATGCTCTTTTTATTTCATCTTCATAATATAATTTTAATGCTTGAGTTCTATCTGGTGCATATTTTTGAGAAAGATAAAAAGCTAATCCTGAGATCATACAAGGAATCCATCTAAAGGGAACATCTGCTGTGTTAGTGTAAGCACCTGCATCTTGTATTCTTTGCAATGAATAATATTTTAAATGAGTATAATTTTGACCATTTGGTGTAATATATAATGTTATAGTTGGAGTCGAAGTACCTGCAGTATTTCTATCAACAAAATACTGAGAAGGTGTACCTGTTGAACCTTTATTAGGTAAAGCTGCATAAGTAGATCTATCTATTTTAGTTATAGATACATCTGTAACGTCAGCACCTGGATTTGTTACAACAGAACTATTTGAAATAAAAGCTTCTAGTACATCACTTACTCCTGCTACCGTGCTATATTGAGATTGTGAAGCTACAAGAGCAACTGCGTTTAATTGAATTTTCCAAAGGTGAACACCTCTGTTACCCCACTCAGAAAATAAAACATTTAATGATCTTCTTGCTTTTTTTAAATCGTAACCAGAGTTAGTTTGAATACCGCATCTTTCGTATGCTTCTTCTACTATTTCATCGACTGATAAATCGAATGTTGCTGTTCCACTGGTTGCCATTTATCCATGTCCTACTTCTTTTTAAGTTCTTTTACTATTCTTTTTTTTTCAGATCTAAGATTTCTTGCGCCTTTTCTAGTTTTAGCTCTTTCAGCATCAACTCTGCCAAGCTCTTCGAGTCTGTTCATTCTTCTAGTATTAGTTCGGCCACCTTTTTTCATGTAACCCATTTTATTTCTAACACCCGTAGGAAGTTTTGCTAAACCAGGATTTTTACTTTTATCAACAGATTTTAAACCACCTTTTTTCATACCTGAAGCTCTTACTTTTTTAGCTGCTGCTGCGACTCCACCTTTTTTCATAGCGCCTCTGTCTTGTAACATAGTTGGCATTCTTTTTGATCTCTCACCAACACCGTATCCTCTTGAATACATCATGTCACCGGATCTGCCGCCCATGCCGCCACCCATCATTTTTTTTACTTTGCCACCTTTAGCCATTTTTCCCATAGCCATTCTTTTATGCATTGGTATTTTTGAATTGTCCATTTTTCCTCCTAAAATATTCCTTTGAATCCAGTTCCTCTAAACGCTGCACCTGAGCCGGGGATTCTTTTCTCGCCACCAAATGCAATTCCACCTTCTACGAATTTTTTCTTACCTTTTTTATTTTTTTTCATTATTTCTTTAGCGCCAGGATAATCTTTAGCTTTTCCTATACCAATAGAAATTACCATTGCGCCCTTAACGCCTCCTTTTTTAGCACTTCCACCTTTTTTCATACCAGGTAATTTTGGTTGTGTTCTAACTGGTTTGTTACCTTTTCTTTTACGTTTTTCTTCACGTTCTTTTTTAATTTTGTCTATAATAGGTTTGATGCTATCACCTATTGGTTTTAATCCGTTAGCCATAATATTCTCCTATTATTAAAGGGCCCTTTTGACGTTATAACTTATGTTATCTCGTTCTTACTTTATACCTTTTCTTTCGTTTCTTGTCTACTCTCTTACGCATTGCTCTAGAAGGTCTCCCCCCTCTTAAATTACCAGTTATCTGTTGAGGTATTTGTGCTCTACTTATTGGCATTAAACTAACACATCCTTTGCTTTACCTATTATTGGCTTATATTTGGTTCTGCCTTCTAGTCTAAAAGCATGCATATATTGTTTTCTAGGTTGATCGGTAGTGAAGCTGCAATGAACCCATCCTGAATTTTTTTCACCTGGAGTGTAGAACTCGAGAATCAATTGATCATAATCTAGATGACTATGTATCCAATCACTTAATTCAGCATTATCAACTCCTGGACATTCAAAATCGCAAGCCTCAGCTTTTGAATGCTGCGAATTTGGTGAACTACCAATAGCATTACAAAGCTCAACAGTACGGAAACAGCTCGTTACCCTTACTCTACCAAAATGGTCTCGTACCGGTTGAAGTATTTCTTCACATAAAACTTTCAATTTTTCTACTTGATCAGCATTTGGATTATTATCAATCCCCTTTCTGATAGCAGTGTCGCTTTTGGTTAATTCTTGAAGTGTAAAATTACGAGTCAGATTCATTTTTATTCTCCTCTATTTGATAAAACATTTTGTCAGTATCTTCAGTAGTCCATCCCTTATCTTCGACAGACCAGTAAGTACTTTGGACTTTATAGTCAGGCCAATCGTTAGAAACAGTGTAATTAGCAACATGCCACAAAAGACGATTATTAGGCTGAGCTGCAAAATTACCGTTATCAAGCTCCAGTATATGGTGACACTTATGTTCATCAGGAATTTCGGAATGTTCACAATCAATTTCATTAACTTCTGGAGTAGCCCAATCAATTGTAAATAAATATTGTCCATGATAAAATTTTTTATCCTTTCCTAGGTATTTACCTTTGGCACCACCTAAAAAATCAAATTCAGTACAACTAGGATAATAACTAAAGCAATTCCACAATTCCAACTCGTCGACTGACATATCTGGCACTTTGGATCTGTCAAAGTCTTTTTGAATAAACGCTGAAATAGGCAAACGCCAGTAGCACGCACCGTTTGGTAACATGCAATGAAATAAGAGGGCACGACCTGTAATCGCTGCCATGCCGAACATAATACAGTCCATGCTTTCTGTTTTATATTTTGGATCGAGATCATATAAATATTCCTTTCTTACTTTTGCGTATATAGTTGGTATATTAATGTTTAAGTATGCCATTAGTCAAGTATAAGGGATGTAATTTTTTTATCACCCATATATATTTCTACGTTAGCCTTAGATTGAATACATTTAAAAACTACTCTACCATCAGGATTTCTATCCTTCATAGCATAACGTCTAGCCTTCATACATTGTGATAATGTCTCGTGATAACGATGCTCTATAATTTTATGATCTTGTATTAATAATAATGCAAATACTATTTCAACCATTAGTGCTCTCCATTTCCATTTCTAATTAATTTTTCTACATCTACTTGTAATTTTGATACTTGTTCTTTTAAAAAATCTATATTAATTTTATTGTTTCTCATACCTTTGAGTTCTTCGTCCATAGACTCAATTAATCCTGCCATATGCTCTACTAACATGAAAAGCTCCGCTTCCCCAGACGACTGACCTAATTCTCCACGTGGATATTTAATTCTAAATTCTGTGTTATGATGTAAATCTTTTTCAAACAATTCTAATTTTGTAGAGTGTTGATTTAATTTTTCATTTATACCAAAATAAGCCCAGGTACCAATTGCTACCATACAGATCAAAGAAGCAACTGTTTTCATCGGCATTTGTACTTTAGCTTCTTCAGATATAGTTAATGGTTTTTTAGTCATCTTTTGGTTTTGGTAGAGGCAGTATATACCCTTCTGGTGGCATTTTCAACGTGCTGTTATTATCTAAACTTTTAGAATCTGGGTTTTCTTTAATATAATCTTGTTTTAATTCATCCCAAAGACTACCTTTAGGCATAGTTTCTACTTCGTCTATTTGTGGAACTACACCTCTACATTTTGATACTAATAATGCAAAATTTTGATTTTGTGCTAAACTTGGATTTCTATTAACTTTATTACACATTTTCATCAATTCAAGTTGTTGTTTAAGTTGCATGTTTTCTTTTGAAGTTTTGCAATCTGTGCCAAGATACTTTCTAAATGATAAATTAAATCTATAATTATCAGAATCATAATCACTATCTGAATAAGTGTAAGTCGTATCTCTGTCTTCTTTTTCTATTCTTGCTTCTACCTCACCACACCTATCACTGTTATTAAGATACTCATTACGACCGTGTGCCGGACCACCAAATAGTGCTAAAAGCATTAACATAACTATTAATATTGCTGTAAATTTGTAATTCATCTTGGCAATCTCCATAGTTCATCCTAATAATTAATTTCTCTATTTAAATCTTTTATGTCGTATTCCATCTGCCTGACTTTATCGGCCAAGACTTCGTATAAGTTTTCAGCCATTTCCCAAGTACCTTCAGCTCTTTCTAATTTTGCAATAACTGTGTTTACATTGTCGGTTAATACTTTCATGTCTCTTTGAATATTTTCTAAATCCATTGTTTTTAATTCATGGATTTCTGCTTGATTGGCGTTGATAGTATCTGTTAGATTAACAATGTATTTAACACCAGTAAATGTTCCGACTAGCACCGATGCTACAACCGGTACCATTACTATATTTTTTTTTAATAAATCTGCTAAGTTCATTGTTGATTAACCTCATTTTCAAAACTTATGTCAGAACTATGATCTTTCTCAAATGCATAAGTTCTTTTACAATTACATTTATTACAAGTGCACAAATCACCATCATAATGATGAGCGTGTAGAATTTCTCCACAGTGACATTCACAATGGCAATCCTTGCACTTGGACATTTTACTTACTGTGAAATACAGTAGCTGATTTTACATGTTCTGTTGTAAAACTAGCATGTACATCAGTCTCAAAAAGAATAGGTCCTGGGAAGTTTATTGTCAAACCACCTACAGCTGCAGGTGTTTTAACTTTAAATTTTAAAGTACCACCAGATCCTCCATCTCTTAAATGAAAGTCACCTGATGTAGTACCGCTATCTAAATATACTCCAAAGACTCTTGTTCTTCCAGATCTAAGAGTACTAGCTTCGCTATCCGTGTTTGTAGACGATATATCTTCTGCTGATCCAAAAATATTTGCCGACATAGTTTCTCCTTTTATAGGAGCCCCGAAGGGCCCCTTTAGTTATTAGTCAGTATGATTTCTTGCTTGTGCGTAAACAACACATACTCTCGCTTTACCAGCACTTGATGCTGTTCCAGACGGAATGTATTTTGCTGCTATACGAACATCGCTAGTTCCAACATTTTTCCACTCTGAACAAATAGCTGTTGCTCCAAGAGCAACTGTTCCTAGTGTTCCTACTTCAGCATTATCAATATATAAGTCTGAGTTACCAACAATACCAACATCTAATTTATTAGATGTTCCCGCATTGAAAGCTGTCTCAACATTAACAAAAATATTTTTAATGTGTGATTTAGCAGGGATTACCACTGTTTCGCTTGTATCAGTTGTATCACTATTTGAGATGTGAAATGATTGTACCATTAACACATGTCCCTGATTAGCAACATCTGAACCGACTGTAGTTCCCGTTGTGTCTTTAATCGTTCCCGCTTTTATCGGTCCCGAAAATGTAGTTGTAGCCATAATTATCCTCCTAGTATAACGAACATAGTCTCTAGGCCGTCGACTATACGCGTCTATGTTCTGATTAATTGTATAGTATTTTGAATATACATAAAAAAAGGGGCGAAGTAAATACTCCGCCCCTTAATATCTGTTTAAGCTGTATTAGTCGGCTTAGTTTGATCCTGATGAACCAAATACACATCTAGGGTCTGAGAATCCAAAAGAATATCTCTCTCTAGCTTTGTATCTGACGTTTCCAGTATCAAAGTCACCTTCCATAGCAGTTCTTAATGGTGATCTGACAAAATGCTTAAAGCCATTAGGTGCATCAGTGATGATAAAGAAAGCGTTGATATCATTTAAGAAATGATTCACTCTGTAGCCTTCTGGTATCATATTCATGTTATTAATAGCGTTAATGTCATTGTCAGCTGTTCCAACTCTTAATGGAGATTTTAAGATTCTCTCAGCAGTGAATTGTAATTCTTTTGGAATTATCAATTTTCTTCCCTGCATAGCGATTCTTAGTCCTCTCTCATCAATGTAAGCAGCAATTTTAATAAGTGCATCTTCTAATGAAGTTTCACTTAAGTCTGCTTGAGTTGTGAAAGTGTTCACCAAGCTTGTACCAGACACAGTTGGGTGATCTGTAGCACAAAGAGGTTTACCGTCACCTCCTAATTGTGATGTACTAAACGCACTGTTTAGTATTTCAGCACCTTTTACTTGTTTGGTATTAGCCATTGAACGTGCTAACGCTCTTGCGTAACGATTACCAAGTCTATCATATAGATTGTCCTCAATTGCTTCCTCAGTAATTGCGAATGCTAGCGCTACAGTTTGGTGCGTGTACCTTGCAGTAAACGCTTCTTTCGCGTCGTCGAAAGTTACTGAAGCACCTTCTGCTTTAGTAGCTGCGCTACCAAAACCTGAAAGCATTACTTCTTCTTCGAAAGCTCTGTCGGATGTTTCTGTTTGAAAGATCTCAGCAGTCTCGTTTTCGTACCTGTCGTACTCCAGTCCAAATAGTGCATTTAGACCGGGCTCTAGTTCTTTAACTAGCTGCGCTCGTGATATTGCCATGTTATGCTCCTATTACGTTAGACCTACAGTACCAGACTTGTACGAGTGGTTATTGATTACTACTAAAACATTTACACCTGAAGCAGCTGCAATATCAGAATTGTTTGGATCCTGAGATATATCTACTGCTTTTAGTACAAATGTAGAAGATGAATCAGCTGTTGCAACATCTAGACTCTCTCTACCTTGACCAGATAATGTATCACCTGCAGTCGCATTTATTTTGTAGTTAGCAAATAAATGAGAAACCGTGAAAGTTGCGTCCGCATTAACTTCGAACACAACATCTGGGCCATCGATAACTTGAGCCATAATGTCGTTAGCTGAAATGCTTCCAGGATAGTAGTTCTTAAATGTCGGCTTCTGAGACGTTGGATCAGTGTAAAACACCCCATTGAAAACACCTACTACAGGATTGTCAGTTGCTCCAGCTCTTTCGATTGTACCGTCAAGCTTAGTTTTAACCAAGTCACCTTGAAATACCGCAGTTGCATAATTTTTTGCAACACGATATCTGTTTTGTGCTCCATTGTAGGGAGTTCCATCTAACTGTCTAGCTGCTCTCAGACCGAAATTGCCTGTATCATTTGCCATCGTTATTGTCCTCTACTTATAGTTGTTAATTTACTTTGAAGTGATAACAAAAAAATTATTTTTTCGATCCACCACCAAAGGTCACCCGTGACTGCCTTTCAATATTGATAGGCATCTCAGGTCGCTGCTCCTTCATAAGATCATTGTCTACCGCTTGAATCTGTTCTCGAGTTTTAGTCTCGAAATAGTCCTTACGTGATTCCATGACCTCTTCCGGTATCCTTGCAAGCAAATGGCCGCCAACCCCGATGATCCCTTTATGTTTGCCTTCCTGTATTGTTGGATAGTCATGAGGGCCAATCTCTTTTACGATTTGTTCAGCTCTCACAAATTCCCAACCTTCCCTTAAAGCTTTTGAGACGTTTGCAGAATCCATGAAACCCATAGTTTCTGCTCTAATCCATCTCTGTACTAAGCCCTGTGGTGCAGGCGGAGCATCTAGACTTGATGGAGGAGTCCAATCTGTTTTTCGTTTTGTTTTAGAACGCATCTCAGACTCGCGCGATGACGTTGTATTATTTTTTGTTTCCATAATATCTCCTATTTAACGTATTTCGCGTATTCCTCTAGTGGCACCCCTAATTTTTTAGCTATCGCTACCTGTGATTTGGTGAGTCTCACAGTCTTGCGTCCACCTTGGTTACGCATTGCAGGTGCAACAGTCTGGACGGGTCTTCGTTGCTCCTGTGTTTGTTCAAATTTATTAGGAAAATAATTCCTAATACGTTTGTCCAATTGATTATAATACTCATCTGAGTCTCCTGCAACCCCACTTGCGATCAAATTCTTATGAATTGCAATCGCTGCATCATGCATAACTTCGTCCTCGTTAAACCAAGCATTATCTTCTGCCCATCTTTGGGCTTTGATACTTGGCTGTGGTTGAGTGCTCATTTGAGGCGGAACAATGTCTTCTTGAGGTTTTTTAGCCTCTTGTTCCTTCAAAAACTTAGTTTGTGCTAATCTTTCTTTTTCGATTGCTAACTGAGTAAGTCTTTGATTCGCATCAACAATTGATTTTGCATCTTGTCCTTCAATTGCTTTTTGCAATAGAGTATTAGCTGCAACTTCATCTGTTTGAAGTCTTTTCTCAAATTCAGAAAGATAATTTTCCTCCATTTTAGGATATTTACTTTTGAATTGTTGAATTTCATTTTTTAAACCTTGAGCATATTGCAAAGCAGCTTCTGCTCTTCTGTCAGATTCTCTTCTTTGCCTTGTAAGTTTATTTATTCTTTTTTGAACATTATCGGATGCTTTACCTAAATCAAAATTGTCATCAACTTCTTGATCTTTTACAACATCAATTGGAGTTTTATCCCTATTGATCTCAGCTCCTTCTTCTTCGACCTGTTCTTTTTGTAAATTTACTTCTTTAGGTTCAGGTTGTTCTTTTTGTTCACTGACTTCTATGATTTGTGATTTCACATCATCAGTATCTAAATCGACTTCAACATCCCCTTTATTTATTTCCGTGTTTGCCATTTGTCCTCCTAGTATAAATGCAGTATATCCTCTGGATTACTGATAGTTGCGATGATTTCATCATCGTTTAGTATTCGAACTTCAGCGCCTTCTATTTTGAAACGTGATCCAGCATATCTACCAAAAATAACCCAGTCTCCCTTTTTGCACCATGGACCACTTGGAAATTTCCAAGTATCTCTGTACGCTAAAGGGCCAACTTTAAGAACATAAGCACAAACAGTTGTCATTTGAATTGTTTCATGCGTTTTATCTGAAAGAATAACACCACCTTTGGTTTTTTTAGGACCACTGTATGGTAAAACTAGTATTCTGTACCCAGTCGGTTGAGGTAATCTATCAAGAGATGACTTATCAATCGCTTTTGGGTCTAAAAATAATTTTTTTACTTCTTCTTCTGATTTGTACGCATTAAGCAATCCCGCTTCATGCTTTGGTACTTCTTTGGTTTGTGTCTTCATCTGGCTCCTGTTTCTTCAGCAGGTCTGTTAAGTCCCTGAGCAGATCTTCATTTGATCTGATTTGTCCTATTATATACTTATACTCCTCAATCGTGTCAACACCTAATTTTATCTTTTCAGTAAGAGCTTCTATTTTAGGTTTAAGCAGTTTACTTTGAATATATTTTATTGTGTGGTAGTCCATTAACGTTTATATTTATCTCTCCAGTATTGTGCTCTTTCTAAACGTCTAATTCGATATTCAAGATTGGTTTTTTTGTAAAATAAACTCATTTTTAAAAATCCTAACTTGATTTTTAAATTTTCTAAGAATTTACTTAACATTTCCAACGTCTTCTTGCTTGTCTAATTCTTGAATTTGGGTCGTTTCTAGTTTTAGCACTAGATCTTTTTAACTGACCAAGGGACCTAGCGCAATAACTTTTTCTTCTTTTTGCTGACTTAGATCCAGCTTTAACTTTACCAGTTACAGCTGTTTTTAACTTAGATCCTGGGTTTTTCTTCCTGTAAGCCATGACACCTTTTTGTGTCATTCCAGCTCCAGATTTTGTAGAACGATAATTTCCAGAAGATTTTCTTCTTGTAGGCATTCCACCTTTTGAATATCCCATTATACCACCTTTTCTTACAGGTATACCAAGAGTTTGTTCTCGATGCCTTTTTTTATCTTGCTCCATTTCGTGTTTACGTTGTTTTAAAAATTGTTGGCGACCGATATCATCTCTCATTTTATTGTAGATATCAAATTCTTTCTCGGATGTAGATTTCATAGAATCTGCTCCACCACCTTTAAAAGCTTGTTTTAATGCATCACTCATACAATCCTCATTCTTGTTTGATCTATAATACCACCCATTTTTGCAAATGTTTTTACGTTTGTTGGCTTACCACCAACACCTTGAGATTTACTTCTCTTTCTCGCAACAGCAGAACGCCTTTGCGAGTCTGTCATTCGGGCGGCTTTTGCAGCAGGGACGCATTTGGGGTACTTTCTTTTTGATCCAGACGCAGATTTTCTTCCACACTCTTTGAATCCCCCACCTTTTTTCTTTGAACCTATATCTACCCATTTTTCATTAAACCATTTTGTTAGTCCACCGCTTTTCATTCTTGGAACACAGTTTGGCACAAGTTTGCCACCTTTTTTCTTCATGCCCTTTTGCATATATCCGTCCCAACATGTTCCTTGCTTAGACATATTTGAATTTAGTTGTATCTATTACACCACCACCTGCTTTACCTGCTGGTTTTGGTCCTTTAAAATCTTTTCTTTTAAGACCACTTGGATCTTTTGCTTTACCCGCACAAATTTTAGAAGCGTAGGCGTTAGCATATGCTGAAGGATATACCTTAAATTTTCTTTTCGCGGCAGCTTTACCTCTCGGACATAATTTTGTCATTTCATCCCCTTTAATAAACTGCCATAGTATTTTCTGTATGATGGATTAGACAGTTTTTTTCCATCAACAGTTCCTGATATCATACTTCCGTGATATGGCTCCATAACTCCACCTTCTTTTTTACCATGAACGTTTTTTATCTTGCCTTTATTTGCAGATGCATAAAAAACAGACTCACCTTCTTTGGCTCCATACTGGTCTTTCATGGATTTCATAATTTTTTTACCTTTTTTAGTAAGTGGCATTATTTTTTACCTCCGTTACGGAATATTTGTGTTCCCTTTATACCATAAATACTTGCAACGACAAGGATCCACAAATTTGTGAACCATGAAGGGAGCTGCGAAAACATGTCGAAGAATAATTTTACCTTGTCCATCGCTGTTGGATCGTCTGATACGACTGCCCAAGCGAGCACCAGCACGGGCAGGCTCAAAATTATAAGAACTGCCTCGTCTTTCCAGTCGGATTGTCGAGCTTCTAAAAGTTTTCCTTGGTAAGCTTCTTTTCCCTCGGCCATTTTTTGAGCATGCATAAGTTGTGCATCAGACATTGCCATTTTTGTACGTTGTTTATTGGCGTAAATTTTACTTCCAGCAGAAACTGCTAATTTAATTGCGCTTAACCACATTTTTATGCTCCTGTATTAAAAATTTTGCTTTCGCTTTTCTTCTTATACTAAGGTATTTTAAGATTTCTTTCAATATGTCGATTGCAGGTTGATTTCTGACCCTCCAACGGTAAGAAGTCTTCCAATGTTTCTTTCTAGGATTGATTTTTGTAACATGACCAACCATAAAAAACTTTTTCATTGATAAAATAACGTCTTCATCTGTCATTTCACAAGAAATTGTAGGGTAATAAATTTCTCCACGGTTTTTTTCCATGAAAAAACTGCCTTCGCCGTCTAAAATACCGGCAAAATAAGCTATTTTATTTAACCCCGACAAATTTTACACCTCTACCTTTTTGAACGGCTCCTACACCTTTAATTCCATCTGGTCTAAAAGGACATTTTCCATGTGAATTAGGTCCTTTTTTTGGTGGAGGTCCAAATCTTTTTCCTCCTGAAAGTCCACCACGTTTAAATGATTTAGCTTTTTGAAAATCAAAGCCCATATAATATGGCATCACTGGTTGCCTAGCTACAGCTGGTTTAGCAGCTGTTGTTACAGGAGGTATGATTTTTTTAGGTTTTGGGTCCATACCCCTATCTGGTTTATCCTCTGTTCTTTTACCATAACCTGCTTCTTTAACGTATGCTTTTCCTTGAGGTGAATTAGGCTGCAATGATTTTCCGGTCGTTTTGTAATGATCTCGATACAAACCTTTTTGTCTAGAAAATTTTTGTCTTCCTTTGTAATTTGCGTAAGTAGCTAAATTTATTGCAACAGATAAAGGCCCTACATTTGGAAGAGGTTTTTCAAAAGGAACATCTTTTGGATCGTTAGGTGGCCTATTTGTTTTAGTATCACCCGCACCCCCCTTCGTTGTTCTACTTCCTCCATAATATCCAGAACCTGGACTAAATCTTGAGTGTGAATGATCAGAACCAGTATTACCAGTATTGCCAGTATTACCAGAACCCATCCCAGTTGCACCTGCACCTAGATCTTGGCCACCTTTAGCTTTTACAACTTTTTTTAAATTTACTTTATTTTTTTTCTTCACGTGCTTTATCCTGTAATATTTTTAATCTACCTCTTTGAACTTCTTCTTGTAAGTTTAACTTATCTTCTGCAATTATTTGTTGAGATTCAAATTTATTTGTTTCAACATTTAATCTATCAGCAGTTTCTTGAGCTTTTCTAGAAATGTCTTGAGCTTTTAAATCTAATTCTCTTTGTTTTAACATCACTAATGGATCTTGGTTTTGTTGTCCCATAAATTGCATTTCTTGGGCAATTAATTCATCTGTTAATACAACTACTCTTTCAGCTACTGCAGAAGCAAATTGTTTTGCAAATTCTTCTGGATCAGCTTGTTGTAATTGAACTAGGTTTGGTTGTTTCATAAAAGCTTCCATGATCTCTTTTTTTGCTTTTAAACTAACGTGTTCTGAAATATGTCCTTGTAACAATGCATACACAGCTGGATTAGATTGAACCATTCTAGATCTGATGAATGACATATGTGCTGCAATATGAGCATCATGATTTTGCTCTGCAAATGCTTTTGGTAATTGCATCTGTAAAGCTGCTGTATTTTCTTGAGCTGGATCTATTGGTACAGGAGGATCAGGTTCAGGTTGCAGTAAAGCATCTATATTTCTTACACCTAAAGCTTCATACATTCTTCTGTATGCTTCATGCATATTATGAATTTGAGGATTAGCTTGTGCTAACTGTAGTTCTGTTTGAGCAAGGGTCACTCTTTGAGACATAGAAAATATGTTAGGATCTGCAACTGGCACTACATCTACTCGGTCATCAAAGTCTGACATTTTAATCATTCTATTTCCACCTACTACATTGTAAGGATACTCAGGAGGTAAATACTCAGAAAATATTCTAGACATAATTCTAAATTCTTCTTTCATAGAATAGTATGCTCGTTTATGTATTGCAGACATAACTCTTGATCCACGTTCTAATAACGCAACTGTAGTTCCGACTGCAGCTTGTTGATTACCGTCACCAACTTGTAAATCAGCGATCGCAGCAAATCTTCTACCTGCATCAACACAAAAACCTAATAATGAAAACAGTGTTTGACTTGGTTCTTTAAAAGGTAATAATTGAAATTGATCTCTAATATTACCACCGGGAGCATCAATATCTCTGAACTCTCCAGGTTGAAGTGGTTCCGCATCATCTCTAACTCTTAATCCTCTTGATTTAAATCCTGCTGGTAGGTTAGCTAAAGTTCCCGCGTCTAGTAATTGTCTCAAAGCCCCAGTTGCAGCTTTAGATAACCCACCTATCATATGAATTAGGCCAAAGCCATAAAAGCCAAGACCAGGTAGAAATTTGTAATGAACAAAATGAGGAATTCTTTTTCTTGTTTGATCATCAGGTTTATAGTTTCTGTATATAGACATGATGGTCATACTATCTCTGTCTAATGTTACGATGTACGGAACTTTCACTCCGTCATCACTTTCATAACCTGGTAAATCTAAATCCACATGCATCTCAACAAAGTTGTAAAGGTCTTGATATTTTTGTGGAGTTACTCCTTCTAGTTCTTGATATTTTTTTTGTGCTCTGTCTTCATTAAAAAATGGTTCTGGTAATTCAACATCTCTATAAAATCCTGATGCAATTCTTTTTGCTACAGTGTTTTTTGTTACACGTTGAACTTCTGATATTCTTTCAGCTTCGTATAAATCAGATGCATTATAAGGAACAACTAAATCTTCTGCATGTATAAATGTTGCTTTACATCTTTGAGCTGCAGGATCGTAATAAACTTTTTTAAAGGTTGAACCAGCTAGTGGTAAGAAAAATAACATTTGATCCATCTCAGGTGTATATTCTTCCATCACATCTGTTATTTGATAGTTCATATAATCTCTAACACGATTTGCTTGTTGAATAGTTTCTTTAGATTCTGCTCCAACTACCTGTGTTCTTACTGGTCCATCAGATGGTAATAATTCTTTAAACGCTTGTGCTTGAAACTGTGTTGCTGCTTCTGCTAATAAAGGATGAGTCACACCAGATGCACCAATGAATGGTCTTGTTACTTCTTGGTATTTAAATCCTAACAGATCTAAACCTTTAGTGTAAGTTTCAATATAAGATTTTCTAGCTAAGCTATCATCTTTAAAATCTGCTAATAGTTTTGATGCTAATGATTTAAGATCTGAGTCATCTAAAAACTCAGCTAGGTTTGCATAAAAATCATCTTGAGGTGCTGTGGGTGCTTCTTCACCAGCTAATAGATTTCCTTCCTCATCTTCTATTGCATCGATATCCTCATTAATTGTGGTTCCTTCAGGACCTTCAATTTCAATATCTTCCTGCTCTTGGACTTCTACTAAATCTTCTCTTGACATAATTTCCCTTTCTTAACGATATCCACCAAAAGACTTTCGCAATGCTGTACCAAATCCTCTTAGAGCTGCCCCAACACCACGTTTATTTATTGGTTTAGGTTTTAAAACTTTTCCTTGAAAAGTTGGTTTAGGTCTGATTACACCACCTTTTTGTAACCCAAATAATTCTTTACCTGCACCTTTTGTCATATCTAATACTTCTCTAATTTTTTTTCGGTGTCTTTTTATATTATCTCTACCTCTTTGCTCTGCGGTGTTTTTCTTTGATTCGTACTTTCCCACACGCCTATCTTGTTTTTTTGGATTTTCCATACTTCCTCCTTTTTTTCTCCCAGTCATAACTTTAACAATCTTTCTCATTTGCGGAACTGCTCTTGCAGTTCTGGCACTAGCCATAGGTTTTGTTTTACCTTTTGCTGCCTGCGTTTGCAATTGTAATTTAGCTAGATTTTTCATAATTAAAATATTGATGCAAAATACTCTCTTTTTGGCTCAAACGCAACCAAACCACCCGTTTTATAAGATCTCATCTTTTTCTTCTTTAATAACTTAGCTGCATTCTCTGGTATTTCTAACACTATTCCGCTAAATGCTTCTTCAACTTTAATATCCTCTCCACCTAATAAATCAGCAGCTAATCTGTCAGATGTTGATCTGTTTGAATTTAATTTGTTTAACACATAATCTCTGTTTGCTTTTTTCTTAAACGTAGCCATTATTGTTCCGTTTGGATTTCTAATTGCATAACTTCCATCCTTTGGCATTGATGTATTAAATACTTTTTGTTTTCTAACAACTAAATCAATTCCATAATCTTGTTTAAATTGTTTAGCAATTTTTTTTAATGTTGCTGGATATATAGCATCTGGACTACTTTTTTTACCTGGCGCTGGTAATGCACCTTGCTCTAATGCTTTTAGCTTTGAACCTTTTTCATCACCATAGTAAAGATAATGACCTTTGTCTTTTGAGTGGTGGGTATTTTTACTTACCGGAACGACTGTGATTCCTCTTTTGCCTTTTACGATTGCATCATTGACCGCGGATCTAAGAGCCAGTTCATAATATGATTTTAAATAAGGATAGTAATCAGGACTTTTTTTAGTTGCATCTCCTACTGCTTTGTAAAGTTTTTGCATAGACTCGTCTGTCATAAGTTCTGATTTTTGAAAATATTTTTTATACAAAGCTTGTTCAGCATCTAGATCATTTAATTTTTTCATTTCTGCACTTGTTAAAGATTGTTTTCTTAACTTTGCTAATATTGGTTTTTGTTCATCAACTAAAGTAAGTAATCTTTTTTTAATAATTGATTCAACTAAAGATTTACCATAAGGGTTATTCATAGCTTTTCGAATATCAGCTGACTTAGATCCTCCGTAAAAAGGTTGAAGGGTGTCTGATTGTATTTCATCAATAGCAATTATAGGTTCGCCTTTTTGATTATATCTAGTTTTAGCTCTGTAATGAACTACAGGGTTTACATCTGGAAAATGTCCGCTTTCAACAAATTTACCTTTACTCTTATTGCCCGGTATTGCTTCATCTAAACTTATTACAGTTTCATAATAATTATCTCCACCTGTAGTAGTAGACGTAGAGTGTTTCGCAGGTCCTGAAAACTCACCTTTGCTAGGAGAAACATACTTTCTCATTTTTTCTATATTAGATATAAAGGATCTCATAATTTGCTGATCTCCAACTGAAAGTGATGGTATGATATCTCTTAACGGATTAAGTTTTCTATCACTTGCAAAGTTTGCAACAACCGTTCTATTAGATGCAGTTTTGTCATAAGACTTTTGTAAATCTGTTAGTATTTGTTCAACATTTCTAAACGCAGCTCTATCTGCAGTGTTGGTTGTTTGAAATATTTTTTCATTAAGACTGCCCTTTAGATTTGCATTCATAATATCTGTTGAAGCATAGAGATCAAAAAAGTCAGAATCAAAATCTCGACTCCCATATCTATTTATTTTGAGTCTTTGAGAAGGTGCGTTTTTTAACATCTTAAGGATATCTTGTTTTGATATTGTTCCACCAATTTCTTTTGGTATTGATGCTAAAGCTCCACCAATAGGTTTAAAACTTTCATCTAGTTTTAAAATACCTGCATCAAAAATTTCTTCTCTGTTTACTTTACCAGTTCTAATTAAATTTATCACACGATTAGTTATTTGATCATTGTTCATCCCTGTAAAATTTTCTTTTGCAATTACATCAAATGATCTTGAGCCTAAAAAATCAGAAGTAGACTTTGAGTATTTTGTTCTGACAGGTGTGCCTGTTTCACCAAAATTAAATTTTTCAGTAATTTTTACTGGTACATCTTTTTGCTTAACAACAATGTCAGCTCTTTGGTTTGCAACTTTTTGACCAGGTTGTTCTAAAACCTCTTCTGGAATATCTGTTCGTGGGCTAGCTCCTCTAGCAGGTTCTTGCATTCTAAATTTAGACGTCATGTTACGATACCCTTTACCTATGATATCTCTCATTAAAAACGCTGCAGCTCCACCTATTACCCCACCTCCTAGCCAATAAGGTAATGTCCCTGCTGACATGACTGGGACTCCAATACCATGAACGATTGTTCCTGGAACATCTCTTTCTTCAACAGCATTTTTTAGAGCAGCTATTTCTTGATTTGTGTATTCAACAGCTCTTGCTTCTCCAATCCCTGGAAGCATATCTTTAGAAATTTCATTTAATAAATTTAATGTATCACTTCCAAAAGCTTTAAGTGCTAATATCTCACGTTCAGTTATGGGTCTTTGTAACAGAGCACCTGGCGGTGGTAGGTCGTTGAGCGTTACTTTCTCTTGCGTTTTTTTATTAACCTCAACTGGTTGATAAGTATTGTCATCAGGTATTTTAGGTAATTGATCTATCACTTATCTCTCCTCATTGCTCTTTGTCTAAATAATCTATTAACATTTTGATTTGCTTTTTTAATTATAGAAATAACATCTTTTCTTGGGACTCCTTGGTTTCTAAGTATATTTCCTTTTTCTACAATTTTGTTATGCATTTCTACTTTACCAAAACCTCCCCTAGAACCTTTAATATATAATTCAGCTTGTTCTAGAAACTTCTTTTTAGTATATGGTTTTTTCTTTGGTATAGTTGTCATTCAAAATAATACTTTGGCCTTTCACCTTTATTCTTGGGTTCTTCAGGTTCATCTGAAAATAAGCTCACAAAATTACCCTTACGATATCTTAACACAGCTTGGGTGGTGCTGTCCACGTAGTCATCAAACTCACCAAAGGGAAATGCTGCACATTCCTCAATTAACTCCTCTGCAAATCTTTCTCCTTCAGGATAGAATACCTGACCTGATTCAAAGATTGGAGCACAAGCGTGAACTCTTGCGTGTTTGTCTTTACCCTTTACTGGTACAAACTCTACAACAGGGACACCCATTTTTCTCATTTCTTGGATCAGGGGTTCTCCTGTAGCTTTCTTCTCCACGATTACCGTTTCTGGGTCCCAGTATTTATACTGATCGAAAGCAACCATTTTAAGTTCTGGAAAGTCATATCTACCACGTAATGCATCTAATAATATCAATGCAGGTTTATAATCTTCAAAAGGTGTAAACACACCCCATGTAGTTATAGCTGAGTAATCTGCAGTTTCTTTTTTAGAGAAAGCAGTATCATAACTTTGTATGATATGTTTAAGTTCTGGTAATTTATTAGCATCCCATGATTGCCACCACTCACGTTTTAATATTGCTCCTTCTTCTGCAGTAGGATTCTGCATGTACTGCGCATTCCATTTTGTAATTGGTATAGACGCTTTTGTTCCAAGGAGGGACTCCTTTGTCCAATACTCAGGCCAGACAGGTTCATCGTTAGGCAGGATAGCTGGAAATTCAACTACCTCCCATTGATCAGCACCTGGGTTCCGCTGTTCGCGAATCAGTTTACCTGTAAGATCATTTTGTGCCCATCGTGTCATGACAAGTACAATAGCACCACCAGGCTGCAAACGCTGACGAGGGCCAGACGTATACCATTCGAATGTTCGTTCTAAAGATTCTTTTGATCCTACAGTTTGTTCAGTGTGCGGGTCATCAATAATAAGGACATCAGCACCACGTCCCGTGATGGAACCACCAACACCAGCAGCATAATATTCACCACCTTGATTAGTCTCCCAACGTCCAGCAGCTTTGGAATCCTGTGATAGAGTTACGTTTTGAAATACTTTTTTATATTCCTCAGAGTCAACAAGATTTCTCACCTTCCGACCAAAACGTTGTGATAGTTCAGCATTATGTGAAACTTGCATTATCTTTGCTTTAGGATTCTTTCCTATAATCCAGGCAGGTAACAAGTAAGATGCAAACTCAGATTTAGTATGCCTTGGTGGCATATTAACAATTAATCTTTTAAGAGATCCATCTGCTATTCTATCAAACTTATCAGCTATAATTTGATGGTGGCCCCATTGTGTTTTATGTTTAGCCTTACGATAAATGAAGTCAGGCCAAACCTGAGTTACAAAATATAAAAAATCTGACCTGCCCTTTAATATTTTTTTAGCATCTAAGAATTGTTTTAATTTCTCTAGTTTTTCTCTTGGTAACTGGTTTAGGTCCATAAGTATATTTGGCCAATTGTATTTGAATTTCTTGCATCCTAACACACATTATAAGTTACATCAACGTATAAAAGGGGGGTCGGGGTTGCTGTCGAGGTTGTGTCGATTTTGGGATTGGTAAGAATTACTTATGAGATAAAAAAAAAGAGGGCGAGTGTTAAGTCGCCCTCAATTACATTAGCTTGTTAGTTAATGATTAGGTTTATAATTGTCGATTAAGATTGAATTGTTCTGCAAGTTCTTCTATTAACTCATTTGCAAACTTGCTAACAACTTCATTGTCTTTGTTCGCTTGTATAAATTCAAATATTTTTCCATCTAAATAACAAGCCAACATTTGCCAATTAATTCTTTTCTCATTATTCAATCGTTCAAGAAAAGATTTCAATCTCTCAACAATCTCATTGTTATCTTTTGAAGTCATTACTAAAGACTTCAATTCAACTATTTGATTATTACTAGGCATAAGTTTAATACTCCTTTCATATTTTAATATAGTCATAAGATTTCATAAGTCAAGATAAGATATATATTTATTTACAACTTACAGTTGTGTTCAAGACCACACCCAAATCTGTGTCCTGAAGTTCACCTGCCATTTTTTTAAAGCACAGGTGAGCTGCCGTCTGCTTTTTTTCCAGAAACGGCATTTATCCTTATCTTTCCGTGAATTTTCGCCAGGGCCGCTGCCCAGAGTGAGATGTAAAAAACCCAGCAAAAATGCAATTTGCTTCAAAACGGGAACGGGAAATCGTTTGTTTATGTAGATTTTTGAACTGGATTTTTCGCTGGCGCCCGCGGACTCTGGTCAGTATTAAAAAACCGTCCCCATTGCATTTTGCTTGACAACGGGAACGGGGATTTGATTTTAGTTTGTTTTAGATGGTGCTTGTATTTCCTTGAACAAGTTTGAGAATTTACCTCGTCTATCATCACCCATTTCATCATGATGTTCAGCTTTACCTAAATCATTATCAAGAATAGGAAAATGCGTCCCAATTGTTTTTATTTGGTCACAAGTATGGATCATCATAATCTCTTGCCTATCAGGGTGTTCACTAGGTGCAAGATTAGTTTCTTCACCCTTTTTTATTTTCATAGCATAAGCCTCAGTCATGAAAGTATAGAAAGGTGCATTGAAATCATCAAGCATACCTGACACCACAGTCACGGCTAAGTTCTTTGATATATCACTAGAAAACTTGCAACCTATTACCATTTCACCAAAAGGTGATTTGGGTTCAGGGTCATGCAAGACTTCAACTCTTTTACCCATTTGGATAAATTGATTACCTCTTTCTGAAACCATATTTCTTTTGTATGGAATAAAAAATAGGGCAGGCAGTTCTATTTCTTTTCTTCTATGAAATAAAAATGCATCTCTACCATGATTGACAGAGTACTTGTGATAATCTTCACAAGACTTGTACTGCTCTTCCAATGGTCTGATTGCAACAAACTCAATAGGAAAGTTTTTCATAAACTTTTCTTTGAGTTCTTTTATTAACTTCTCGTCCATGTTTGCTCCTTTGTTTTTAGTTGAGTTCATCTTATCAAATCCCACGACATTGTCAAACCTAAAAAAAATAAATTAAAAAAATATTCAAACCCACCAGCAGAGCGAAGCGGCCGGTGCCTGTTGCCAACAGTGATAACATACCAGCAATCATCATTACTTTTAGCACGGGAACGGGATTATCCTTTCATTGTTAACGGCAGCCCACCAAGAAACAGGAGCCATACATTAGAGATGTACGAATTACTTAATGAGCTACCATTGCCGGTATACAGCTTCCCCACCCGAAGGTCAAGCGTTTTCTTCAGGGACCTGCTGCTGGGCTCCTGATGCAGTTTATTATAGTAAGCGCCTCCTTATTAGCCTTTTCCTTACCAACGGGAATGGGATTCACCTGTAACAGCTGCATCAGCTCCTGGCCATCCAGATCCAGTCTTAATTAGAAAAAACCACAACCTAATGTGTTTGACCGAGAAACGGGAAACCATATCCTGTGATCCTGAACCAAGCTGGTCTCGCGGGGACGCTGCCGATGAGATGGTAAAAAACCCAGCAAAGTTCAATTTTACCTGTCAACGGGAACGGGATTTTGCGTAATCATTGATCTTTCTGAGCTTCAGGTTTTTCGCCGGCGCCCGCGGCTTCTGGTAGTAGTTATAACAAACCAACAACTAATTTGCTTGACAACGGGAACGGGGTTTCAGGAGCTGCATCTCTGGCCAGGTCCCAGCAGGTGATAGAATTTATACCAGTCATCGCTGTCTCTTATTACTGCAACGGGAAAACGGGACCTGTGGCCCTGGATCGCGTTGCTACCTTCGTAAACTTTATAGACCGACTCCGTGAGGGGTCGGGCCAACACAAAAACCTTTCCACCAAATTTAGTTCTCTCGTAAATCCAGGCTTTTTGAAACTTAGATAGGCGAAGTGAGTTACCTTTTATTACCTTAAGTTCAATCCAAAATTCAACACCGTTATAGCAACCATTTACATCAGGTACACCTGGGCAAGCTTTATTTTCTATTCTTACCAAGTGAGCGTCTTTTAACGCTTTTTTTACGTCTTGCCATAATTTTGCTTCTGGCCCCTTTGCCATTTTTAGCTCCATTAATTAGTTCATTTAGATAAGGTAAGAACCACTTGTTATCTCTGATAACTTGCACCAAGAGATTTGTCAAAGCATTTACTACAAGCTCTTCCTTTTTAACGTTTGTAATTGGACCACCATCAGCACTTAGACCAGAATAATCTAATCCGGCATGTAAAATTTCATGAAGGAACGTATTGCCTTTTTCAATGCTTTTAAGATTTTTGTCCAATAAGATTTGTTTGTTTTGAGCATCATATTCTCCTAACGTATTATCTTTAAACAAGATTGATTTGATTTTTAAATCGTCATATCCAATTTTAATTTTCTTCTGTCTCAACTCTGACCTCCCCCACATGTGTGCTGACAAATGAGCTATTGTTAATAAAATTTAATACCGCAAGAAAATCTTTAAACTTCTTGGTCTTGTCCGCTTTGGACTTCAACGTCCTCAGCGTCTGCTGGTATTTCGATAACTTTCGTTTCACCAAGCTCATCGTGCAACTCCTTAATTGATTTAATAAGATCATCTTTACTCAATGCAGATAAATTCTGCGTTTTAATTTCTTTTCTATCAATATAAAAACCTGCAGCTTGACCAAGTCTAAATTCTGAATTAATTGCTGCTGCCATCTGGCCTTTGTCCTCAGCTCTTTTAGACAAACCATCGAGTCTTTTTAAATGTCTTAAAAAATCTTTAAAATGTGCAATACCTTTTTCTCTCATCTCTTCAATATAGGAGACAACGTGAGGTGACTTATCAGGATTAGTTAGAATTGATCCCCATTTTTCACAAGTAGGCTCAGAGTAACCTGCTTGCTTTGCAGCTTCTTTTTTTGTGATGTTAGGGTAATTAGCTACATATACCTCAGCAAAAGTTCTTTGTTTTGGTGTGAGATTCAAATGTGTTTTTTTACTATTTGCTATTGTTAGCCCAGTTCTTGACATTATGCTCCTGTATAAGATTATTCTAACTATGTATATATCAAAATTACCTGAAGATCGCCAGCCCTTTAGTAGTATGAAATTCTGTGTACTTTCTGTGTACTAGTATGACAATATAAGTGTTGGTATTGTTAGTTAATAGTATGTTTTCTGTGAGTCTGGGTACTATTGATGTAAATCATTATAAAAATATTATTTACTTAGAAGTATCTATATAGGAAAGAAAAATTCTAGTTTCACGTGAAACATAGGAACATAAATAGTCTAGGTGAGCAACAAAATGCTACTCACCCAGTTAACTAAAAGCCTAAAGAGAGCTTTTAAGTAGGTTCCACTCTCGCTTCCCCTACTCTAAGAAAGGGTTAAAAAACTTAACCTGTTATTTTTTTATATTAATTTTATTCATAAGTCTACCAATTTCTTGGTCCTTAGCCATAAGGTCTGCTCTCAAACCTTCTACTTCAATAGTATGGTTTTTCTTAAGCAGTTCTATCTCTGATTCGTATTGATCAGAAGTTTTGACTGGTGAATCAAATTCTTGTTTACTTATCTCTTTCCAAGTCGACATAATTATTTATTACATACCAAACAGCCAGGCCCCCAACTAAAATTGCTATTAAGCCGGTTAACAACATTCCTAGACCAAAACTAACTGTCATTTTTTGTTTTTATTTCCTCTCATGTAATGATCACCAGGCTCGTAGTTCCAACGCTTACCATGGTGGCCTCTTACATCAGCGTAAAACATTCTAAGTTTTACTATTGTTTTTATTATTAATTTTTTCATCTTGTTTTTGTACTATCATTTTTCTGGAGCCATTGCTGCAGAATTCAAATTCATATCGGTTTAACACGTCTCTTACAATATTACAATCATAGGTTTGCCAATCGTCAAAAATAAACACAGCACCTGGAGCTGCTCTCTCTGCAAAGAAAACTGCTTCATTAATTACGTCTGTTGTTTTGTGTGGACCATCAAAATGCACAAGAGAATACTCATTGAGTAAATATTCTTTTGAATCCCAATAAAATTCAACACCATAGTAATACTTCTCCATGAATACTCTATCTGTTATATTTAATAAATTAAATCTTGGTTCACCTGCAAAATCTTTCTTAACTTCAGCAAACATCTTTTCGTTGTAGTCCATTTTACTAGGCTTAGTCTTATCGTAATGTTCGTAAACTAGATCTCCGTATGGATCTATACTCACATGGAAATGTAATCCTGAGTAATTTGGTCGGATATAGTTTAAAATTAATTTAGTTCCTAACCCTTTTCTCATGCCTACTTCGGCAGTTAACATTATTTTTCGTTTGCTATGTTTTGCAACTCTTTCACTCCAGGATGCAAGTAAATCGTAATCTTTAGAATCTCCTTCTATAGTCATTTAGATATTTCTCCCTTTGTTTTAAATAATTTTTTTGTTCTTGAGTGTAACTGAAATCTATTCTTGTCTTTCTTAGTCTGTTGTACTGATCTAACACATACTCTGGTTCGTAAGCAGCAAACATGCATACTAACCTAAAGTCCTTGTCTCTGTTTTGAAACCAAAGTTTTGATGATTTTTTAGCCACAACAAGAGATCGTTCAAGGCCTTTATAAAATAGGTCATCAAATGCTCTCCATAGCACTGCTTTCCATAGCCTCGTCTCTGATGAAACTGGTTCTGATTCGTATTCTGTGTGCATTGCTCCTGTTTCTGACAGGAGACAACCTCTTGGAAGATCGATGATGGTAACTCATTGATGAAGGTGTCTCCTATCATTTGAAAACCGTCACTGGTCCGTTGTCCGTGGTCTTGTCGTTTTGTACGACACATATAGGACAATTCATATAGTTATCACCATCTAATTGCAAGACATTTGATGGAAGCTCTTTTTTTACATAATGATTGCCATCGCAACTCGGACAGCTTTTATAAAATGTAGACTCATTTGCGTCTGCCATTTTTACCTCCCGTCTTCTCCATATCCTTCATTATTTTAGTTTCGTAAGCATCAGCTGTCATACCTCTATCTTTAGCTCTTCTTACTACCTCTTTATCAATCAAAAGCTCAATGTACTCGGCTGGCTTTCGATATTCTTTTAAACACAACGCCTGCAGCAACGTATGAGATTTCTTCCTCACGGCTACTGATTTCCATTTATTTACGTCCATGTTCCTCCATTACATAAAATACCATAATGTGCATACTAAAACTAATAAACTAAATCGTGGTAAGAATATGCCAATACATAGACTTACCAACAATATAGTTTTAATAATCCCAACAGCAATCATGGTGTTAGTTTATTATTTTTTCTTCTAAGTAAATCAGCCTTGATAGTTTGATTAGCTATCTCCTTATCAAAAAATGAAATACCTCGATCACCACCTTCAGGTTCAAAGATAGTATTAATTAACCTTTTCACTGCATAGGCCCAACGATAATCTTCCGGTGATAACATCCTACCTTCCGAATCATAAGTTGGTATATCTTTAATTATGTTATGCACTGCTTTTGAAAACGACACCCAATTGCAATGATAGTCCTTATCTCCATCGCGCCTACTCATTAGTTTTCCTTTTTAATATCTACTGCATTCCAACTAGCTAATTGATCTTTTACTTGCATAAGTAATTGTTCAAACTTAATAGCTGCTGCATTAGATTTGTGTCTGTTTTTAAGTTCACCATCTACCCAAAACTCAATCGTATCGTCTTCATCATGAATTTTAACTGTAAATGATTTTGCTGACCAAGATTTAACACCACGAGTTGGGTGTGGATCTGAGCCTTTGCTAATACCAGGAGAAAATATTTCTCCAGCATCATTTAGACCTTTCTTTTGTCCTGAAAGGTATAACATCTCTACAAGATTATTTATTCTAGAGATTAGTTCTTCTTTGTTCATAAGTTACCATCCTTGTTGTTATCCCACGATAATACAAAATGCCCATTTGAAGTCAAGATATATTTACATTGGCTTAAAAAAAGTGTAAGTAATTTTATGGAGTTCATACTTACAATGATTATGTGTAGTGGTGCTGCCAATAGTTGCCTGCCACCATTTTTAATGCCTACAACATACCCTACAATTTATGAGTGTATGATAGATGGTTATGCAGAATCACAAGAAAAATTAATTGAAATAGGGCCAAATGATGTCAATGAACACAGATTATATATAAAATTTGAGTGTAATCAGGTCATAATCCCGCCACAAAAACCAAAGGTAAGGACTTGACAGGATTCAATAAAAGTGCATATAATACACCCACGAAAGCTTATCGTGTACAAATAAGACATAAAGGTATGTACTACGATGAGGTAATAAGCGGACAAAACGATGAAGATGGTTTAAAAAATTTCTTCGTCAAAGGTTATGAAGGTAAAATACAACCTAAAGACCGAGATCCGATATATACACCGGATCGTTTTTTCTGCACAATTGAAGAGGTAACAAATGAGCTTACAACAATTAGTTCAAAAGAAACTCAAATTGGAGCATCAGTGGGCAGCACAAGCACTGGACCAAAATAGGGTAACACCTGACATGAAATGGCTCGACATTGACATCAAGAAATTAAAAGTAGCTATTAATGATCAAAGTGTAACTGATGCACTAAAAGAATTAAAAGTAGAAGACTAATACTCTGAATCTACTATAACACCCGGAACATCAACTTCGGTATAGACTACCTTTCCGTTTATTTTTTGCTCAACAGTTTCTGAACACAAAGTGCAAGTGAAAAGTTTTTTATTTTTAGTTGGATTAAAATGTGTATGTTCATGGCACATAGGACATTGGCCTATATTTAATGTTTCGTTAATTTTTACTGTCATTTGTTTGGCCCCAGTTCATACCCGTAGCTATATCTACTTTTGAAGGTACTTTCAACTCAGGTATACAAACTTCCATTATATCTTTAATTTCTTTACATGCAGGTTCTAGTCTTTCAAATGGTATACTAAAACATAACTCATCATGTATTTGTATTAAAGGTATAAAATTTTTCTTAGCACAATCTATCATTGCTTGTTTAACTTGATCTGCAGCAGATCCCTGTATCAATCTATTTAATGCTTTGTAAGTCATTGCACGTTTTATATTATTTTTACCATATTTATTAACTGCGTCTTCAAATGTAGTTGCCTTATGTAAACCAAAAGAACTTGGCTCCCACATATCAAATCTACACTTACGCCCTTTTAGAGTCCAAATTGCACCATTCTTATCTGCTGATTCAGCAGCTCTATTTGCTAACTGTTTAACAAAAGGTACTTTTTGATTGTATTCCTTAAGTATTTGATCTGCTTGTTGCTTATCAATACCTAATTCACGTGAAAGTTTATTTTTTCCCATACCATAAAATATTCCTAAATTAATTGTTTTGGCCTGAGATCTTGGTATTTGAGCCATGTCAGCTACAGTCTGATGGAAGTCCGTATTTTCCTCTTGATAGGCCTGTATGAGGTCCTCTGTGCCATTAAAGCCTATACTTGCAGCATAGTGTACTACCAGTCTTGGTTCTTGTTGAGAGTAATCAAATGAAGCCCATCTACAATTTTTATCAGGTAGAAATAACGATCGGATCCTGGGTCCCAGGTCTTTGTTCCTAGCTGGAATTTGCTGTAAATTGGGGTGAGCATAAGAGAGCCTACCGGATACGGTTCCCCCTGCATCACCCCTTAACTGATTTATTTCTGCATGAATCCTCCCATTATGTTCAAATTTAAAAATTGAATCGATGAAAGTAGAGTGAAATTTATTAACTTCTCTCGCTTCACGAATCAAACCAGCTATGGGTTCCTCACAATTAGTCAACCAATTCTGAGTAAAAGATGGTTCTTTAGCCTTCTCAGTGAGAGGGTAAGATATCTTCAACTTATCAAATGCTTTTGCAATAGATCTAGCTGCCCATATATCTATATCCATACCCGCAGCTTTCTTAATTTTCAACAGCGCTGCTTTTTCTCTTTTTAAAAATTCTTTCTTCAATGTTTCTGCACCCTCAAGGTCAACACGCACGCCATGTGCTCTCATTTGCACTAATTGAGGTAGCAGCTCCATCTCCATTTCCCATACATCAGTTAGATCTTGTTTGGTAATTTCAGTTTTAAATCTTTGCCATAATTTATAAGTCAACACTGCATCTTGTTCTGCGTAGGGACCTACAAATTTAGCAGGTAGCTTAAACATTTCTCCTTTTGCATCTATTCCCCAATCTTGTGCTGCTTCTCTTAAACCTGCTTCAGATTTAAGTTCAGATAAATAATCAACTGACAAAGCATTCAAACTGTATCCTCTTCTATTCTCATCAATTAATGCGGCAGCAATCATTGTGTCAGCAATCTTTCCATACACCACAACTCCATGAGCTCTTAACCAACCAATATCGTAAGCAGCATTGTGAAACAATTTAATAGCTTTAGATCTACAGATGTCTTGGACCCAATTTAGAACCATTCTAATATCCATATTACTACCAGCTTCATGAGCTACTGGGTAGTAACCTTTAAAATTATTAGTGGCTACAGATATACCAATTACATTACCATTCATCGTTGGCCATCCTGGTCCCTTAACTTTTATATCAGGATCTTTAGTTTCTAAATCTATAGCTACCTCAGGTTCGTTTCTTAAATCAGGAAAACTTGTAGGTGGTGTCCAATCTGAATCTTGAAATGTAAAATTAATTTGATTCGTCATCTAATTCTATTCCTAGTTTTGCATAATGAATTATTTTGTTATATCTTTGTTTGGCAGTTTCGCCTGGCTTTCTTCTAGTTGCATATTTTATTATGTTTGAATCAATTGTGTTAAGTTTATTTTTCATGCAATAAACAACAGGCTGAATCACATGTTGAACGTAATGTTTTCCGCCTTCCTGGTATTCTAGAGCTTTCTTTTTAGACTCCACACATACCTTCGCATTCGTTATTAAATAAATCTAATTGATCTTCAGGTTTCTTTTTCTTTTTAAGTAATGTTTCAAAATCCACAGATCTTAAAGGAATTCCTTTCCTGTGTAAGTATCTTTCAATATTAGGGTCACGACCTGTGTGTCTAATCATATCGTCTAGTCTGCAAGCCTCTTCAAATTCTTCAGGCGTTTCAACTTTGATTTCATTCCAAAGAGTATTATCATGATATGGACAACCTATACAAGAACTTTTTGCTGGTCGTTTGTAATTTTTACCTTCATACCAATCTAAACAATCTTGCCTGGACATCTTATGATCAATCAATGGCCATACGTTTTGTATCCATTTTTCTCGAGATGGCTTCATACGCATTGCTTCATCGGTTGATATACCTACCATGACTTCAATCCATAATGATCTTGGAAATCTTTGCCTGTCCTTTAATCCTATAAGCTTTCTTATCTGTCTATTAATAGGAGTTATTTTGTAATTTCTGGTGCATTGACGTGGGCCAATACCAATCTTACCGGTTTCAGTATTTTTAGCAAAGAAAGGAAGCATAATATATCCATTACCTTTTGCAGCATCTTCTAGATCTTGTTTAATACTACCTGATTTTAAATGATTTTTTGTAATTATTACTGGATAACTTAATTGGCTTTCCAACCATTTTAAATGATCATAAACTTTTTTTGGCTCCCAACCAGTATCAGCAAAAATAGCATAATCTGGTTTGCGGCCAAAAGCCCCCTCATTAGCCATAAGTGCCATCGTAGATGATTGCACACCAGCTCCCAATGATAAGATCCTAAGTTTAGGTTCTTTTGAATAATCCCAATTGCCTTTAGCCACTACCATAATTATCCTTTATAAACTGATTATACAATCTTGCCAATGGAAAGAAATACTCATGATATGTCCTAAGTATATGTAAAGTTTCTCTTGCCCTTGTAATTCCAACATACCATACCCTAGCTTCTGAACTTCTTGCAACCCCTATCTTGTGTCCAAAGTGTGCGGGCCAGTTAGCTTTTTCATAAACACAAACATGATCTGCCTCTCCTCCTTTTACAGAGTGTATTGTATCAATCGTAACTCTAGATACTAAATCTAAATTTATTTTATTTTCTAAAATCTTTTCAAAATAAAATTTATCTTTTTCTGGGAAATTTCTATTAAATACTTGCTGCCAAGGTCCTGGATCAGCTACTAAACCTGCAAAGGTTCTAAGAAAATCTATATTCATTTGGTTACTACTATGAATATTCATCCATCTTTTGCTTTCAATGGATCTCCAACCGAATGCGATCTCATTAACATAAGTGTACAGTATACCAGCTTCATCTTTAGATACAACACCTTTATTCATCAACTTATTCCAACTTTTTATAGCGTTCCATTTATTGATATCAAAAGAAGTTTTACCTTTTGTGTTTTGAAAAAACACTCCCGCATTACGTGCAAGGTCTTCTAGCTCTCTAACTATTTCCTGTGTTCTTCCAAGTATAAGCCATTCCCCATCAGATTGAGCCATCATATCTACAATATCTAAAAACGACGAATGTGTTCTTATATGTCCTTCTTTACTTGAGGGTAAAAATTCTTTTACAACCCTAGGTTTGATCATGTCAGAAATATAACCACTAAAATTATGAACAACTTTTGGTATTCTGTGTGATTGTTTTAAAATATAATTTCTACCTGGAAACTCAATATAATCTTTTACGTTTGCTCCGTTCCATTCAAATATTGCCTGGTCATCATCTCCTGCAATATAAATTCTTTCAGCTCTTGCAGCTAACTTATGCACCATCTTCCATTGTAGCGGTGTTAGATCCTGCGCTTCATCTATAATTAAAACTTTAAGATAGGGAGCTTCTTCGTTATCAATAAAATGTGTAATCATATCCGTAAAATCAACTCTATGATCTTGTTTAAATAACTCATACTGTTGATAAATTAATTGAAATTTAGGGAGGGTTGCTCTCTTAAATTGTTCGTCAACAAATTGTTCTTCAGGTTTGATTAATTTGTTTCTTGATTTATCATACACACGAAGAGACCAATCATTAAATACTTTGACACCATTGTAACTTTCATATGCAGGTCTGGCCATTCCTAAATTTTGTGCAAATTCAACCATGTCTATTTCAGGATCTAATACAGGAACTTGTTTTCTAAACTTACGACAGAAGCTATGTATAGTTCTAAAGTTTGATAGATCTTCATCATCACAACCAGGAAACTTTTTGTTAGCTCTAAATCTAGCCTCGTTAACAGCTTTGTTTGTAAAAGAAAGATAAGCTATTTCTCTTGGTTGAATGCCTTTGTTAAACCACTTATCTAATCTGTTTAATAAAGTATAGGTTTTACCTGTCCCTGGAGGACCAAATATTTTAATTGTTCTCTTTTTCAAAAGGTGCTTTCTTTCTTTGGAATACTAAATTAGATCTTTCTATGACTGGCTCGTCCATTTTTTTACACAACCAAACATATTTTAATTTAAGTTTATCGTAATAATCATGTTTAGTGCACCCATTTTTTTTGAGCATGCTTATGATTTCAAATTTTTTAGCTGCTTTATCTGATTTCTTAATAAATCTTTCAAATGTTCTATATTTAAATACAATTACATTCTGATGTAGATACCACATTTCTGCCTCAACTTGTGATGCATTATCTGCTTGTTGAGTTTCTTGTGTAAACTGTATCATAGTGTCTTTAAATTCTTCTTCTGCTTCATTACTTTCATCATATCCTTCAATAGGTTGTTGCATGGACTTGAGTTTATTTAAAAAAACTCTATAATCTTTGTCTTTAACTTTTTGCCAAACTATATCTGCTTGATCAAATAACTGTTCTGATAAGAGCTGTTGCTGATTAAGTTGTTTTCCTGTAAGCTCTACTGTCTTTTTATCTATGGTCAAAAAATAAATAGGTGGTTTTGTTTTTAATACTTGAAAAGAATCTATTGTTGGTAAGTAATCAACACTATCAATTCCATATTTTAATTCTTTACACACAGCAGAGTTGCAATGATTTTTGAGTGGTGCATCGGTACACTTGTACTGATATTCTTTTTTTTCATATTGAGTAATTAATGCTTGAACTTCTCTCGCAGGTAATGGTTGATTAAAACCTTCGTTCCTTTCCCATACCTCTTTTTGCCAGCCTTCTGGATTTCTCTTTTTAGCTAATGTTGCAAAACCTGTAAGTGCATTGTTTCTAAAACCGTCTGAACAACCGTTTCTAATTAAAGCTTGTAGACACGGAGGAAATTGATCAAATCCTTCCTCTAATGGAAAGCCATCAGAAGCAATTGTTATATCTTGAAAAGTTTTTTTATTTATTCTAAATTTTTGTACCCAATCATAAAACTCATGTATTGGTATACCCATACCATTATCGTAAATAGCATGACGTGTAGTTCTTGCTGCTTGTTGATAGGGGATATTAAGCCAGTTACCAAGGTCGTTTTTATGCACCATTATTTTTCTTTGTTTAGGAAAAATTTCACAACCGGATAATCCAAGATCAGCTGCTATCTCATGTAACTTATCAATCATATCTGATGCTGATACAGATTCAATTGTGTGTATAAATAAATGCATTCCTCCAGACTTAGATCTGTAAGGTACTAAAGGATATCCCTTTGTTCTAAATTGTTTAATAAGTGTTTTGTAATCAAGATCATATTTATCGACATCAATACAACCCCATGTACACGAGTTGTCTGATCTTATAGGAATGATGCCTAAATTAATTTCACCATTTAAATGTCTTTGAAATAATTCATCAGTGACAGGGCCACGTTTAGTTGTGGCCCTACCTTTTTCCTTACCGGTCTTGTTGTCTCGCTCACCATTGAGATAATACTCACCGTAAGCAACATCAAGTCCGCTGAACAGCTCCTTGAATCTGTCTAACATTAGAATGGTCGACCAGCTGGTTTACCTTCTTGTTGTACAGGATTCGCTCCTGGGTTCGTGTTTGCGGATTCTTGCTCATACTTCACATTAACATTGCCTTTTAAACAACTGTCATAGAATCCCATTGCAGCATCAAGTGTCATTTGATTCTGAACAGCTCCAATGTGAGATATCTTCCAACCATACCATGTGCCTTTTGCATTTTTTTCAAGCACAGTAGTTAGTAAATATCTTTGAGTAAACATAGCAGGGGTGTAAAAACCCTTACCATCCGATCGTTTTTCCTTTACACTTCTCATCATTGAATTCCACATCTTAGATTTTTTTCTTTGAGTGGCTTTCATACTCATGAGTGCAGACTCCTGAGGGATACCCTCTGATACCCTTATCACAAAATGTGATGCAGTTTCCTGAACATAGTTACCGTTTGGTAATCTATCCAAGTTCTGATCATCTCTTGTTGTCTGCCCAAGAATATTAGAATCAGCTGAGTGAGTAGCAGCTGGTGCATTTGCACCCTCCTGCCTATCAGGCCATTCTAAATACTCAAGCTTGTAATAACAAGGAACAACCTCAATACCTTTTTGACCATCAAACAGATCTTGTGTGACACTGTTAAAGATCATCCCTGGTCTAGCTTCTTGTATAAAAGCTGGATCGCCTTGTGTTACTTGCGGAGACAATTGACCTAGCACCTTAAGAAAAGGTAGCGCTAAATCTTTTGCACCCATTTGCTCAAACCCCTTGTCTGCTAGATCTTCTCCAACAGACGCAATAGAAAAGTTTGGCTTTACTTCTACGTTTCCGTTTTTCGTTTTCGTCATTATATTTTCTCTTTTGTTTTTATTTTCGTTCTATTAGCTACATAGATGCTAAACAAATCGGCAGGTAATGTTACACCTTTTTCCGTTTGTTCCCTTACGAACTGCTTAAGTTGCATGGCGTTCACTTCTTGTTTTTGAACGGGTCTATAGTTTGCCTTAGTCAAAAGCTCCAGAACGTGTTGAGCCTTTGAATCGTCACCAGCGGTAAACGACACTCCAACATTATTACGAATCAAGTCTGCATGATTATTATCACGCAACCATTTGAAAGCCTCTTCTTGACGATCTTTTGATATTCTTGCTCCGTAAAAAGGAGTAATCTTTACTGATGTTCCGTCAGCCAAATCAAGTGATGACACACCTGCTTCTGTCATGAGATTAGGAATAGTCTCTTCAGATAAAAACAGAGAATCTTTTTTCTTTTTCTTAAGTTGTTCTTCTAGATCCGCTATCTCTTTTTCTGCTTCCTGAAGCTCAGTACACTTTACAGATATTGTATTGATTTGTTCGTCCGATGCTTTCATAAAAGCACCCGACACTTTTTGTATGTCTATTTGTTTTACCATAACGTCCTCCGCTGATCAAAATAAACTATTGATTTTTATTGTCAAGTATTTTATTAACATGGGAGATGGTAACTAAATATAATTTTAAGACTAAGCCTTTTGATCACCAATTAGAAGCGTTAGAAAAATGTTGGGATCAAAAAACATATGCCTTATTTATGGAAATGGGTACTGGCAAAACTAAAGTTTTACTAGATAATATTGGTGTTTTAAGATCACAAAACCTTATAAATGGTGCCTTAATTATTGCTCCTAAATCAGTATATACAGTTTGGCATAACACAGAAATACCTAAACATTTAAATGTTGAATACGATGTTTTACTTTGGAAAAGTACAATGGTTAAACAAAAATTAGTCAATTTTATGCACAAACCATCAGTAAAACTTAAGATTTTTGTAATGAATATTGAAGCTTTGTCAGGAGATAAAGGCTCATTTTGGGCAGAAACGTTTTGCAACCTGCACGATGCTATGGTTGTAGTTGACGAATCAACGTGTGTAAAAAATTATCAAGCAAGAAGAACTAAAAATATTATTAAATTAAGAAAAAAATCAAAGTACAGAAGAATACTTTCTGGATTTCCAACTCCTAAAAATCCTTTAGATTTATACACACAATGTAATTTTTTAGATCCTGCACATCTTGGGTTTAATTCAATTGTCGCTTTTAGAAATAGATATTGTTATTTTGAAACTTTATTTTTAGGAGGCAGACAGATTAATGTTCCTGTAGGTTTTACAAACTTAGCAGAAATAGAAGCTAAACTTAAAAACTTTGCCTACAGAAAAACTAAAAAAGAATGTTTAGACTTACCTGAAAAAATTTATACAAAAAGAATTATTCAATTAACTGATGAACAACAAAAATTATATGATGATATAAGACTACAAGCCAGGGCCCATCTTCAAGATCAAGAACTAACTGTTACAAATGTTGTTACAGAAATTTTAAGACTACATCAAATAACTTGTGGTTATTTTAAATCACAAGAAGGTGAAGTCTTAAGCGTAAAAAATAAAAGATTAGATGCTTTAGTAGATATTTGTGAAGACACTGATCAAAAAATAATTATTTGGGCAACTTATGTTTACAACATAGAACAAATAAACAAAGAGTTAATTAAAAAATTTGGAGCTGAATCAGTTGTAACTTTTTATGGTGCTACATCATCTGAATCAAGAACTGAGGCAATAGAAAGATTTCAAAATGATCCTAAGTGTAGATTTTTTATTGGTAATCCTGCTACTGGAGGTATGGGTATAACTTTGACAAAAGCTGGAGTAGTTGTTTATTACTCAAATAGCTATAATGCAGAGCATCGGGTACAGTCTGAAGATAGAGCGCATCGAATTGGTCAAGACCAGAAGGTAACTTACATTGATTTTGTCGCTGAAAAAACAGTTGATGAAAAAATATTAAAGGCTCTAGACTCAAAATTTAGGCTTTCTGCAAAGACCCTTGGAGAGGTTGTGCGTGATTGGTTTTAAATTGTTCAACTCTTTTCCACCACTTATCTTTGTACTCATCTAGTTTACTTCCAGATAAATCAAATTCTTGAAACACAAGGCCAGTTGAAGCCATTAGTATTGTGCCTCCTTCGATTTTACCATATTGTTTTTCATGTGCACAAATATATGCAGTAAGTTGTAAATAATAATCTTCAACCCATTCTTCTCGTTTAGGTTTATTTGTTTGTTTAAAATCAATTATTGTAGGTTTTTTTCTATATACCCCAACACAGTCCATGGTACCTGCATATTCATTCGGATATGCTATATTTTGTTCAATACCCCATATTTCATCTAAATATATAAAACCTTTAGATATGATCAAATTAGCCATTTTATGAGCTATAGGAGCATCGTGGGCAGGCGTATCGAAGTTATCGGTATGCACGTACCTTTCAAGCATTTCATGCATAATCGAGCCTCTTTCAGCTGCTTCTTTCATTATTCTTTGAGCTTCAGCTTCGCCAACTCTTTCTCTCCATGCTTTTATTCCGTCAGAATCTACTTTTGTTTTAGATAAAATTGTGGTCACTGAGGGTAATTTATCTTTACCATCTAGATAAACTCTTCGTCCCCGGTCCGTTGTCCGAGTGTACTGTTTGTAGTTGTATTTGTTTGTGACCTTCACTAACGAAGGATTATCATAATGAGGTGTTAAGTAAAGCAAAAACTAAAGTGCAAAGACCTATTATTACGCCACCAGCTATACCTATCAGTATTCTTTCTATTCTAGTAACCTGAGATTGTAAGTCTGATATTTTATCATGTGTTTGTTTTTGCATGATTCGACATAATTTTTCATGACTATCTATTCTGTTATGTGCTAATTCTGCTGTTTTAGCCATTATCCTTGCCCCTTTCTACTTGCAATAGTATTCCCTAAAGGATCAAATGGAAATAAAGATGCATAATCTACTGGTTGTACGCCAGGTCCAGGAATTCTAAGTCCTTGTTGTCTTGGAAGAGTTGTAGGTTTTATCTCTTGATTAGTAGGCATTGTGTTTACCGCTCTTGCCATCATTGCTTCTTCTTCCATGTTAGCTGGTAGACCGCCTATTTGTTGAGTCAGATATTCTATATCAGGTAACGTATCAATTGCCTTAATTCCTTCTTCTTCATTTAAACCAAGATACATGTTGTCTTCATCTTTTTTGTTCATGTTTAAACTTGAAAGAGGTTCTACAGGTGATTTTGTTTGATCTAAAATTTTAAATATCTCTTGCATTGATGCATCACTCTCATCAAATTTGTAATCTTCTGGTACATAATCATTTAATGCTTCGTTAGCAATTTTTGCTAAATGAAATCTTGATAAAGTAGATAGCCCACCGAACTTACCTGGTTGTTCTAAAAAGTTTTTAAAAGCAGAATTAATTACATTCATAGCATTTGGATTAGATAAAATTCCATTTGCTTTGTTACCTAAAAATAGAGTTACTGCCATTGGAAAAAATCCCATGCCGTATGCACCAGCACCTACTGCAATGTTTGGACCTGATAAAACTAATCTTCTAGCTAAGAAAGTTGATGCTTCAGGCACTACATAAGATTTCACTGCATCCATATAACTTAATAAATCATCATAGTTTTTTAAAAGTTGATTTGCTTTTTCTTGTCCAAAAATAATTCTCATTTGTGTAGCTGATGCTTCGTTAGGTAATACTAATTTTCTAAAAATATCTGCATCAAAGTAAACATTACCACCACCTAAATTCTTAGCAGGTAATCCATTTGGCATTAATAAATCATCAACAGTTTTATAGGGTTGTCCTAGCATTGCTTTTTGTTGTTCTTTTAATAAATAGCTTTCGATCCAATCACCCATTGCATTTTTTTCAATTGGTCTAAATGACATTTGATATGCATTACCTACGTGTGCGCCCCATAGTTTTCTTAAACTTTCATTTCCTTCTTTAGAACCCTTTTTAACTAAATTAGTTCTAAAAGCAGTATTACCTGATGCGTCTACAAATGGAGTTACTTTATGAACATCTGAATCAAGAAGTTTTTGTAAATCTGTTATGGCCTCAAAACTCATTCCATTTTTAGTTTGAAAAATATTTCTACTTATAGTTTTTAACATTTCATCTTTGTAAGTATTTCCTGCTTTGTTAAAATCTATCATTTGTTTATAACTTAATGCGTTTTGATCAAAAGCAGCTAACTTTCTTGCAGTCAAAGATTCAAAAGTTTTAATGTTATTTGCATAATATTCAAATGCGTGTTCTATATTTTCTTTAAGTTCTAATTTTTTAGCTTGTGTTAATCCAGTTTCACCAACAGTTGTTTTTACTTCTGACTGTACTAAATTACCACCAGCCTCAATCATATCTTTTGTAGCTACATTTTCTCTTAATGTAATTTGACGACCAGGAGATAAATCCATTTTAGCAAAATCTTCTTCTAAAGCTTTTTGTAACTGCGTATAAATCATCTGACTTGGTTCATTTTTAGATAGTTGAGCTGTAGATTTGTTTAACATTGTTCTTAAAAAAGAATATTCTGAAATTGAAATAGGTCTTCCTTTTCCAGCCAGTTCTTGATATGCTGCAATAAATTGACCAAAAGGTGTTGTTAAATCTTGTTCTTGTAAAAATGCTTTTAATTCTGGTGGTGCAGTTGTATCTCTTTGTAATGCTTTAAAATATGCATTAACACTATTTAAATCTATTACTCTTGGGTCACCAAACGCTCTAGATTGATTTAAAAATCTATTAAAGTTAATACTATTTATATTCATAAATTTTTCATATGTCTTTAAAACTTGATTAGCAGCTCTTTCTGATGATTGTGCTGCAATCGCTAAATGCATTCCAGGTTGTAATTCAAATATTTTTGAAGACACATCATTAAATTGTTTAATAGCTCCTAGTTGAGCTTGAGCTGCCGGTCTTCCTATGTATGGTAATTGACCAAAAATTCTGTTTACACCTTTTAAAATTTTACCACCCATAGTGTTTGGATCTGCTGCCATAATGTAAGTAAGTTTTAAATTATTTTTTTTAGCAATTTCTGCCATTGCTCTTGCATAAGGAGTTTCTAGACCAAACATTTTTCTTAAACCATACATAGCACCACCAGTTAAAGGACCCAATAACTCCGCACCAGCGTTAAATGTTAAACCTACTCTAAAGTCATCTAAAGTTCTAAGTAAAGGATTTTTTTCCATCATATCTTTGTAAGTAACATCACCAACTTTTTTCTTAAGATCTAATTGATCTCTAGCTATTTCATCAGCTAAATCATATGCAACACCTCCTGCTGAATATCCTAATGCTCCAGATAAAGCTGCTCTCATAGCGCCCTGAGCTGCAACACTTCCTCCCATACCCATGGCGGTAGCACCTACTTGTTTTATCCCAGTGACTGTTTTATTTAACAATGGATTTTTAAATGTAGATTTAATTTTATTTAAAGCTGCTATAGATTTTTTTGGATTTAAAATAGCAGCTCCTAATCTTTTTCTATCTAAAAATAAAGATGCAGTAAGGAAACCAATGTCAGTGTACATTTGTACTTTATCTCTGTTGACTTTATCAGATGTCATTTCAGAGATAGGATCTGCTATTATGCTTTTTTCTTTAGCAACAACTTTTGCAGCTTCGTTCTGTTTATTTTCCATAACGCCTAAAGGCGGCACATCAATCACACCTTTTTTTTGTAAAGTTTCAATAAATACTTTTTGCTGCGGATTTAAATTACGAAGATCTATTCTGTTAGATTGAAGTAATGATTCTAGTTCTTTAATATCCATTATTCTTCTCCTACAATTTTCATGTCACCAAAAAGGACATCAGAAATTTGATCTAAATCACCAGCATTGTTTTCAATTATTTGAGATAAATTTTTCTCAAAACCTTTTAACTGGTTTATATTTTTTTGTTTAGATAAATCCATAATTTTATCATATCCAAAAATTTGATCAGGCATGATACCTATTGTTGATGCAACACCTAAATCTTTCCTTATTGATTCTTCTAATTCTTTTTTGATTACAAGATATTGAGATATAACTTTTGTTGGTGATTTAAAAAAACCAAACTGGGTAGTTAATTTTTCAGCTCTTTCGATATCTCTTACAGCAAGTCTGTCTTTGTCTTTTAAAATATTTGCAAGAGCATAAGATGTTAAAAGTTCAATAGCTCTTAAAGAAGCTTGTTTTCTTAAAGTGTCACTTTCATCAGAGTTTACTGTCCCTAATTCTTTTTTTATTTTATCGAAATAACTTTTTCCTGCTTCTAATTCTGCTTTTGCTTCATCCGGATCAATTTCTCCGGCTTCTAATCTTTTATTAATATCTGAATTGTACTGTTCTTTTTGTTCTCTGTATTGTGAATTTAATTTTTCGAATGAAGTTTCTCCAAAATATTGTGCAAAAATATCTTTACCAGCTAATACAAATTCTGATAATGTACCTTTAGAACCAATCAAATCTGGGTCATTCATTGTTAATTCTAAAGCATTATTTATTCCTCTTAAAGCATTAGCTTTAATTGCAATTCCTTTATTTACTCTTTCAATATCGTCTGCTTCAGGAGCACCCATTATTGTGTATTTTTGATTTGATACATCTATATAACCACCAGGTACCTTTATTTGTACGTTACCTTGTTCTGAAGTTCTTCCTCTAAAAGTTTTCATTTCACCATCATAATTTAATCTTATTAATTTATCATCTGATGAAAACTTAACATTTTTATCTTTTTTTAAATTTCCAAGCATTGCTTTTTTTAATTCGTTTTCATCTTTTCTTCTTTCGTCTTCTAAAGCTAATGCCATAGGTATTACGTTTTGACCTGATTTACCCAACACATCTAAAAAACCTTTAAAACCTGGTTGATCAGTTCTACCAGTTAATAAATTAGAAGCTAATTGTAACAACAATAATTTGTTTGATCTTTTGTCGTCTCCCATGATATCGTCAACTGCATTGTCTAACTGTAAAGAAAGAGCACTTTTCCTCGGATTATCTGAAAAAAAGTTATCCATATTCTCAAAATAAATTTGTTTAGCTTTTAAATTTTGATTATCTCTATTTTTTTGTTCCTTAACAACAACATCATTAGATATGTCGTCAATGGTTTCAGTATCTTCAGTTACATCTACTACAACTCCTGGATCTACTGGATTTGCATCACCAGGTTTTTTTATATCAAGACTATTTAATTGATCTTTTTCAATAGTTTGATTAATTACCTCAGGTACTGCGTCTGGCTTTATTTCAATGCCACTATCTTGTTCAGAAGTATTTATTTGTTCAATTATTTCAGAAGTACTCATTCCAGGAAAGTCTTTTTCTAATTGTGATTTAACCGGTGCATCTTGACTTATATTTACATCATCAAAATAACCAAACCCACCTTGAGCTCTAGCTTTTTCTTTCATAGCTTCATATTCTTGAGGTGTGTTTGTTGCTCTTGCAATAGCATCAGCTCCATATCCTATTCCTTGTCCTGTAAGTGCTGCCATACCATAAGGACCTGCCATCATAAATCTGCCGGTACGTCCTAACATACCTAAAGGTTTTCTTACTGCACCAGGCAATCCAGCGTATCTTTGTTGTAAACCTTTCATAGAAAATAAAGGTTCTCTATTATAAACTGAAGGTACATTTGGTGATGATGGAGGCATTGGTAATCTTGTTATACCACCGTTATCAAAACTTGTTGGTTTTTTAAGTTTATTTATCACAGGTTACCTCCCTGAGAACGCTGCGTACGCTCCTAAACCTGTTCCAACAGCTTGACCTAATGGACTAGGTTGTGGTGCAGATGTTTGAGATAGTCTTGCTTGAGATGCAGATGGTATACCTGATTGAATATCAGATACAAATGCAACTCTTTGATATGGTTCTTGAATATTTTGCACAGCTGTTTGTCTAGCTGCTTCTAATCCTGCTTGTTCAATTCCTCTTTGAACGCCTCCAAGTCCAGTCAATCCTGCAAGCTCATTGTCTCTTTGAGCTAAAGCTTGTTGAGCTAAACCTGTTTGACCTTGTGCTGCAGATAATGCGGTTTGAGTTTCTAAACCTCTTTGTGTCTGTAATTCTCCCAATGCTGATTGAAAACCAGAACCATAAATTTGCCCTAATGTTCCAGATTTTTGTCTTTGTAATTCTGCTATACCAACACCTTCTCTGCCTCCTCCAAAATTACCTGTTCCAATAGCTTGTTGTGCAAGTTGATTTTCACGTTTTAGATAATCATCAGATACCTGATTTACAACATTTTGGATAAAAGGATTCATTGCTGATTGTACATCTGCTGCAGTAAATGTTTTACCAGCTGCTGTTTGCGCAGCACCTAAAGCTGTGTCAGCTGCAGTCATTTGAGCAGATCCAGCAGGTCCTGACCTAGCTAATGCTAATGCATCTTGTTCTGCTTGAGACATGCCTGCAACTTGAAATGCAGGAGGAGTTGTTTTTGTTCTAGCTAATTCAATAGCAGAATCCATTAAACCTAGTCTTCTAGCTTCAATCTCTGGTGCTTCTCTTATTGTTTGAACGTTAGTAGTATCTGCTGGTACGCTACCACCTCCGCCTCCTCCACCTGAACTCATTTTTTTTCTCCTATAAATTTATCTAATTGGACATGTGACTTAACATATCCTTTTGTTTTTAAAAATCTTTCCCAACCTGGTCTAGCATAAAATTCCATTTTACTTACTCCCTGTTCTTTTGCCCACTGTTCCATTGGTTCTAAAAACTTTGTCCATAATTCCATTTTCTCCCCTGTAAGTACACGGAAATTCATTGTCCGGTACTTAGGATACTCTTTTAATTCTGTTACCCCCACTGCGTAGACTTTTTGATCTTTTTCAGACCAAGCCACCCACAACTGCATCAGATTTTTTTTAATCTGACCTTTAACGTGTTCGTGGTCAGCGTATCCACCTGACCTTTCGAGAGCTTTTTGAATATAGTCTTGAACAAAAATCCAAACTTTATCCACTTCTTCTTCTTTCCATATACGCAACAAATCCATTAAGACATTCGTTTTGCTAATTTGTCAAAATCTGCCATTTGTTTATAGAAAAATCTAGCACCAAGCTCCCTTTGTTGTTTTTTATCTTTTGGGTTTGCTCCTAAAGCAATGCCTGCGCCTCTTACAGCTTTTGATTTAGTAACAAACTCACCGTCAGCTAACTGCGCTAACATAGTATCTTTTTCTTCATTACCTTTACCAGCTGAATCAACAACTAGTTTACCTGAAGTTCTTTTATAATTATTTGCATTTTCTTCATCTGTATTTGTTTTGCTTGGTAATCTATCTATTAAAGATCCTTCTTTAGCAAATAACATACCTGGCATTATTGGTGGTCTTTGAATTGAACTCATTGGTGCAGGAGCTATATCAACATCTTCTTCAGCTGTTGTTTCCTCAATAGATTGCATTGGCATATTAGATGCTCTACCACCCATAGCTAATTGCGTTATACCACCTTGATTCATTTGACCAAACTGCATTTTAAAAATTTTATATGTGTTAAAATCCATTGCATCTTCACCAGCAGATTCTTTTTCTGCTTTGTATTTATCGTACTCTTCTTTTAAAAGATCAGGAGCTGGCATTCCTCCTTCTTCAAGTCCAATTATACCGCCTGCTTTAATTCCACTATAAGGTTTGTCAGGATATTGTGAGTAATCAATAGACATATTTGGATCATCATAAGGCATAAACTGACCTGGGTTTTGTGCATAAAATTTATTGTAACCTGGGTATGTTGGGTCCTTTGGTGGTACAGGATCAAATGCTCCTAATCCATAAGCAACTCCTGCTGCACCTGCTGCACCTAGACCTACTTTTAAAGGGTCCATTTGTGCAGATGTTATTGGCACTTGTCTTACATTACCCATCATATCTCGAACTGTTTGCATGGCAGCACCACTATCTCCTACCACAGGTTGTTCAGATTTAAATACTCCAGCTGTCTTATCAAATATACCCATCAACCCATCTCTTGATTGTGGCGTAACAGAAATAGTATCCTGACCTTGAGGAAGAACTTTTAAAGCTTCAAATGCAATTTTATCTTTACCTTTTAAACTTTCTGGTGTTACTGCTTTATTTATGTCAGTTATGTTCATAGCCATTTCTGGTGATGCACCAGGTTTATTATTAAATCCACCTGTTAACTGCATAGTTAATGCTTGTGTGCTAGTATCCTTAAAAGAATCTTTAAATAGTTGTGAGCCTCTTTTGCCACCTAATGCGTTTATACCTACATTGGCTGCATACATCATTGCTAGTGTTGCTGGATCCATATTTCTCCTGTTTTAAATACGTATTTATTCCAATTTACTTAATTTTTTCGCCTTCGTCAATAAACCTACCCTTATAACTATAGTCTCCATGATGAGTAATATATGCATCTACATTAGCATATATTTTACCTCCTATGTCAGTCCACTTTTTACAAAAAGCAAAATCTTCACCCATAAAAGTTCCTTTTTCTTCATTGAATTCAGTGTCCCAAAAGTTATAAAACTGGTCTGTTTTACGCATTTGTTGGTTCAACATCGTTTGTTGTCGTATTCTTAAATGAGGATATTCTTTTGCCATTTTCTCAAACACTTGTCTTTTAATCAACATAAATCCAGCAGGACCTCTTTTAATTTCTGTTATTCCTTCTGAACAATCAATGTTTTCAGGATCTACAAAAGCCATTGGATAGTAATAACCACACTTACTTATATGCCTTCCTGATTTTTCACTTATACTTTTTGCTTTATCCCAGTCTATAACTTTCATAGGGTAAGGAGTTAAAACTATATCTTTATCAGCTTCAAGCATTGTAAGTAAGGATGTTTCATCAAATTCTACGTCAGTATCTACAAATAACATATGTGTGCACTCAGATTTTAAAAACGCAGCTGTACATAAATTTCTACCTTGAGTAACAATTGATGATTGTATCAAATGAAAAGTAACTGGTATTTTATGTCTTTGTAACATTGCTTGTAATTCTAATGTTGCTCTCATGTAATGAATATCTACTCCACCATGACAAGGAGAAGTAAAAAATAATTTAATGGGATGTTCTTTTTTCTTATCCCATTCTAAAACATCATTCCCTTTATCAGTATTTTGTCCAAATATATTTTTTTCATTAATGATACTTCTTTCATCTATTTTAATTGTCATGCATATCCTTTCATACTCAACAGTTGATCAAATAAACTTGTCCATTCTTTTGCTCGCATATCCCAATTATAAAAGGTTCTATAATATTTCATTTGATCTTTTAATCGATCGTGAAGCACTGGCTCATGATAGTTATCTGCAACAAATTCTATTATTACTTTAAATTTTTTTGCTAGAGTATACATGTCAGTTTCATAATTTACATAATGAGCATATTCAGTGCAAGTTTCAAACAAAGCACCGAAATTAGTTACTACTGCCATATTACCTGCTGCCATTGCTTCGATTGCAGATATACAACAAGTCTCTTCCCAAATGGATGGGTATGCAAAAATTTGTGTTTTTTGCATAGCTTGTATTATTTCATTATTTGGTTTGTACCCAACATGATTAACATTTTTTAATTCTTCCATTTTATCATACATAGGTTTAAATTGTTTATCATTCTGAAGTTCAAACTCACTACCGTAAATTTTTGTTGAGCTATAAACATCTAATGTGATGTCATCTCTCTTCATGAGTTCCATTGCTCCTAGTAAAACATTTAAACCACGCCAAGGTGTTGAAGTGTGTATAAGTTTGATTGGATCTCCTTTTTTAAATTTTGGTCTATCTATCCATTCTGTAGCAGGTAAGGCATTTTTTATTACGCAACATTTGTGTGTAGGTAATCCATAAGCATATCTAAATTTTTCATAACACCAATGCGTATTAAAAACATACCAATCATATTTTCTATGGTTTTCTTTAATTCTAAACCAAGGAGCTATATTAGGTTGATCATAAGAATTTTTCATCCACAAAATATTTATTTTATCTGGATCAATAGGTTCTTTTTCTGGAACGGATGTAGTTATTTGTATTTTTTTAAAATAGCTAGGATCTATTCTTTTTTTAAGTTCTGCAAATTGTATTTCTGTGCCGCCTGCTGCTTTCATTTTAAAGGCTCTTCCCCAACCACATCAAATCCTTTGGGAATAATAATTTTGACATCCCTTTTTATATCTTTTGGGTCAGGATTTTCAAGCTTTACTTCTTCTTCGTTTTTGTAAACTTTTCCTGTTTTTATATTTGTAATTGTAGTTTCTGCCTCACATTTTATGATGGGCACTTTCTCACCATTGATAATTGTATAATCTGTCATTAAGTTCTGTCTTGTTCTAGTATGGCTACTGTTCCTGTAATAACACTGGTATGACTTGATTTTATTTTTAATATATCGTTTTCTTCAAACACTTTTACACCTGTAATTAAATCTGATGATGTACCAGTTGCTAAAGTTCTTTTAGAAAAATTAAAATCTGTAGTAGCTGAATTGTCTCTGATAGAAGCCGTTACACTAACTGTACCTGAACTTGAATTTAATACCTGAACACTTTTAATCATAGCTACTGTTTCAGCAGGACAAGTATAAACCGATACTGGATTAGTTGTAGTTAAGTTAAATTGTCTGTTTACAAATTTATTTGCCATTATCTTCCTTGTCGATTGTATTTCTTATACATCCGTTTTTCACTTTTGTTAAGGTTTTTTTTATGCCTTCCAGGCCTTTTTTTAGGCTTTGCTCTTTCATACCACGCAGTTCCAAATTGACTTTTTTTCTTTTTAGACATTAATCATTTAAAAAGTAAGATATAGCTTCTGACTCTTCTTTAATATCCTGTGGGTAAGTTGAATTTAGTGTTTGTATAATATTGTTAATATCTCTACCAAATTGATTTAAATTTGATGGTTGATAATTTGGTGTTGCTTGTGAAACAATTTCATTAATTTTTGCCATTACCTTCTACCTCCTATTTGTATGTCTGCTCTAAATGTACCAAATCTCCAGGTTTGTCCCGTGCCTGTATTGGCTATTTTAAAAGATGCAGCTCTTCCTCTTGATCTACAAAATACTTGTTTTGTACTTGTTGTAACTGTAAATGGTCCTGTTATCAATGGTCCAGATGCTGATGAAGATCTTGTATCTGAAGGGAAGTCTCTTAAAAAAATAGTTACTTGAGCGTTACCTACTTGGTTTTTAAAGTCAGGAATAAATCTTGCTATTCTCATCATAAATTCTCCATCTCCATCTCGATCAATATCAAAGTCACCAGACTCAATTTGAGCAGGTATTGCTGTTGTTGTACCATCAGCTAAAACTTGATCGTTTCCTGTTTCGTGTTCATAGTATGTTGTGGCACCATTTGATATACCTGGTATCTCACCCTGTGATGGAGCTTCTGAAGAACTGTAAGATGTAGCCAGAGGTTTTCCAAAAACACCCTGATCTACCCAAGTTGTTCTTTTAATTAACGAACCATCATTTGTAGTCCAAACTCCACCCGGTATGTTTTGTGAATCTCTTGTATTATATGTTACAGATCTATCTATAGCTGTAGATCCTGCAGTAGGATAGAACCAAGTAATTTCATTAAACTTATCATTTACACCAGCATGTACAATTAATTCAGCATCGTTATTTAAATCACCAAATACGTAGTCTTCAACAAGACAAGGAAGTTTTTTTACAGATGCACCATCAAAATAAAAGAAACTATCTTCAGACATCCAATAGATTATACCATCTACTTCTAAAGCTGCGTGTGGTGATATTAAACCACAGTTTGTACCTACTTGTTCAAAACCAAATGTAAATGGAGCTCCAATAAATCTCATAGTAAATAAAGCTGTATCAGTCCAAATATAATTACCGTTTCTACCAACTAATACTCCCATGATTCTAGAACCGTCAGCAAGTCTTTGTGTACCAGAAGTGTTGGTTGCTGTTGGTGTATACACATTTATATCTTCTTGATCAGAGAATCTTAAAAACATATCATCTTGTGAGCTAGTTGTGCCAATGACTGTTTCTGTCCCAAAGAAACACAAGTGTCTATCTGGGGTAGAAACTATCATGTCTCTTGATGCTGTAGGCGCACCAGTTACTAAAGTAGCTCTATTAGGATTGGATAAGGCTCCTGATGACGAAGGATCCCACTCAACAACAACGCTATTAAATATTAAGGCTATTAATTTTTGACCAAAATTAGTCAACTTCCATTGACCTGGATCTAAAATAACACCTGCAGCTGTAGCTGATCCCCATCCTGTATAACTTGATGCATCTTGAATTGTAGAACCATTTGCATGCGTTACATCGGAAGTTCCGCCTTGACCTCTAGATATACCAGAAATTGTATTTGTTGCTGTGTTGTTGGATGTATATGTAATTAATTCTGCTGTAGCTCCTGAGCCTATTAATAAAGTTCCTGATGCCGGCATGGTTGCTGATGAAGTTAAAACCACCGATGTAGCTCCTGCAGCAAAAGTTCCTGAATTATTTATTGTTGTAGTTGATGTTGTGGTTGTACCACCCCATTGTCCTGTAGCCCAACCAAATCCAGGTAATTGAAATCTTGGTCCTACTACAAAGTAAGCGTCTAAGGTCGCGGTTCCGGTAGTCGTGAATGCAGTTCCTGATTCGTTTTTAGACATAGTAATAGTAAAAGTAGTTGTTGTAGGAACTGTTTTTACTTCAAATGTTTTTGTAAAGTCTGCAGCAGTAAATCCTGAAGATCCAGGAATTAAACTTACAGAAGAAAAAACAATTAAATCTCCTTCTGATAACCCATGTCCAGTGCCTGTGCTTACTGTAACTGTAGGTGAACCATTTGTTGTGGTAAAACAATTAGTCATACCAGCTTTTTGTTTAGAAGCATCTAATGGGTGAATATCGTAGAAAGTACCTTCATAATAAATATATAAAACTTTATCAGTGCCGATAGCTGCATATCTATTACCCGATAAGTCAAACCAAGTATGTTGATCTCTAGCTACTCCAACAAGACTTGTTGCACCTTTTTGTGACCATCCACCTATTTTTTCAGGTAAACCATATCTAAACCTTACGTACTGGCCTCCGGTCCATCGCCCCTCAGCACCGGTTTCAGTAATTTGTTTATCATATCCAGGTATTAATTGTACTTTACGTAATGCCATAATATTAAGTATAAACTAAAAAACTCATCCTATAAACCCTATCCTATCTTAGGTAAACCAAGCATAGGCCTTCTATCAAATTTATTTTTATCAGCAAAGGGTCCATTTAGATGATTATAATGTAAAAAAACCTGTCCACAAACTTGACCCTCAAAAGGGGGTCTCCAGTGTTCTAGATCACATCCACTGTACACTAACATATCTCCTACATCTAATAATACTTCTGTGCCTGATGGTGCATTAGGTTTGTGTATATTTTTATACTCATCTATAACTGTATCAGCTCCTGTTCCGTCAATAAATATTGGCCATGGATCTCCACCTAAATTTAATGTAGTGGATATTTCACAACTCGGCCTGTCTTTATGTCTTTTTAATTCATCTCCATTTTTATATAACCTTGCATAAGAATAGGTTGGTACTAAATCTAAACCAGTGTGTTGCTTCATTGTAGGTAACATTTTTACTAATAAAGTTTCCATTACAGGATCTGCATAATGTGAGTAAGTATTAGGTATTTGTTGATCTGTCCAAGTGCCCATAATTCCATTGTCATGGATTAGGTTGTTATCATACATAAATGCAACCGCATCTCTCTTAAGCAAAAAATAATTAAAAATAAAATTAGAAATATCGAACGATAAAGCGTTTTTAATTACTTGATATTTATTGAAAGCCATGTTGTATAAAATTAAAACTTACTGATATTCTTATATCATTTGATTGATTAGGTTCAACACAATGCCAAAGGTAATATGGAAATATAATTATTCTACCTTCTATAGGTTGTAAATGTACTTCTCTCCATAAATGCTTTGGTGGTTTACCTTTTTTTCTCATAGGCATATTTAATACTGCCCCTGCTCTTGGTTCATTACAAACTAAATCACCAGAATTTTCTGGTGCCTTAATATAATACACACCACTGAATAAACAATTAGGGTGCACATGTGGAGCATTGTATCCACCTGGCGGATTTATGTTAGCCCACATATTACCTATTACAGGCTCTCTGTCTAACCATTCTTCCTTCCATATATCATTCATCATTATAAACAATTCATTTACCAAAGGTCGATACACAGGAATTTTATGCATTTCTGTTGTAGAGTGCCAACCATTCTTATTTGTTTTTTTTAAACCAGGGTCTCGTTTAGACCACATAACAATTTCGTTAGCAAACATTTGATTATCTAACTTTACATCTTTACCATATATAGTTGTTGGAAAAAATTGTTCTTTAATCATCTAAATGGTTTACCTCCAAACCAACAAACTAAAGATTGTCTAATACCTCGTTTTACAGGATTGACTCTGTGATTTAAAAATGAAGCAAAACAAATAGCATGGCCTTGTTTTAATTCCGCAAATTTACCAGGTGCCATTAACTCAAGATCGCCTCCTTCAAACTCTGATGGATCGTTTAGTAAAAGAGTCATTGATATTTTTCTAACCGGTGGTTCGTGTTGCATGTTTACATCACAATCCATATGCCAGTCATAAAAACCGCCTTCAGGATATTCTGTAAATTGTCCATTTTCTGTAACTTGTATGTCGCCAAAACCAAAATGATTTTCATTTGCTTTTTGTATAAAGTTATTCAAATCACGATACATATGTCCCATTTCTTCAAATGGTATCCATGATATTGTTGTAACTCTTTTCTTTGTATCTGTTCCACCACCTGGTTTATTCATTCCTACTTGTGCTGTTTGTGGTTTTTGTCGTCTTCCACATTCTATAATCTGTCTACACTGATCTGGAGTAAATAATGGTTGTGTTGTTTGTATTATCCAACTTTTCCATTTAGGTTCTGTGATATGTCTATTTTCGTACATTTTCAATTACCTTATCATACATAAATTTAATTAATTCAATTTTTTTTACAGGATGGTTTTCCCAACAAAATATATTTAAATATTGAAAAAATTTTGTTTCTACTATGTTGTCTCCAATATAACATAATGTAGATTCATATTTGTCTTTAAAATATTCATATCTATGCACACCGCTTCTAATGTGTACTTTATCCGAATCTAAAACAATTGGACATAACAATCCATTTGTTTCAAAATCTGGATTTATTTTATCAACAAATTTATCTACTGTTGGAAAATGAGTTTTCATATTTACAAATTTTACTTCTTTTAATTTCTCTTTAAATATTTGATAGTGAGGCTCTAACATTAACTTACTCCTCTATTTTTAATTGGGTCGTAGTGAACATCCATATTTGCAGCTAAAGTTCGTCTCATACCTGGTCCGTTAAAAGGATACACACAGTGCCTCATGTCATATGGAAATATAAAAAAATCACGTTCTTTTATTTCTGGTTGATAATCTACGTGAGCAAACTGACCAGATGCTGAACCTAGGATTTGTAACCTGCCATTTTGTGGCGCACCTGGCGATGAATATTCTACACCGAAACTTGGTGGTAATTTACAAATCATTACACTAGATAAACCTGTGTACAAAGCTCCTTGATGTACATGTACTGGATTGTATTCATGTTCAAACATTTGATTTATCCATATTGAATTTAAATGCGTCTCATATTGTTTTACTTTATTCCACGTTAAATAATGATTAAATTTTTCTTGAAACCAATTTATAACAGTTTTTGGTAAATGATTGTGTTTAGTCATTACATCGTTTGGTGGGCCATCAAAAAACAAACTATGTTCTTTTTCTATCTTACCCACTAATTGTTTATTGGCAGGTTTTAATTCAGGATACTTTGCTTCATAAATTTGATTGATAGCCAAATAAATATCAAGAGGTACTTGATATCTTAATACAGATTGCCCTAAAAAAATAAAAGAAAAATTATTTTGGCTTTGCATTGAGGTTGTGAGCTAGTTGATCTTTTTTATTGTAAATCATTTCTCCTGATTTTTTAACTCTCTCAATTGTTTTTAATTGACCTAATACATTAAACACTTCAGGTTGACTTGAGCCTGATGTTAATGTCTCTGCTTTGTTTTTCATAATGTGATGATATGATTCTAATTGATGTGTATTAACATCTTTAGTATCAAAAGAACCATCATCAAATTCTTTTTTTAATTCAGACCAAAGTTTGATTTCTCTCATACGATCTCTAGCTACTAATTGCATATTAGCTAAACCATATCTAGCTTCATCTAAATCTATTTTATATTTTTCTAATTTGTATTCGTCTTTTTCCGTTTCAACTTTTTTTTCTAACCATTTAACTTTAGCCTCTGACCTTCTACAATCAAATGATAAACTCATTAAATTTTCTAGGAAAACGTTTTGTTCTCTTACACACTGCCAATACTTTGAAGCTTTTGTTGGATACTTCATATCTTGAAGAACAGACATTCTCATTTCTGTTTCAGTTCTAAATACTTGTTTTTTAGTCCATGTATCTCGAAGCTCGGCTGTCATAGCCTTAAACTCTTTTACATCTTCTGGATCTAATAGGTTGTTTAAACTTGGTGCTTCTTTTTCTATTAAAGCATGTATATTTCTTTTATCGGACATTTAATATAATTTAACTTTTTACAAAACAAAGTCAAGATTAAGTTGAAGTTAATGTTTTAGATACAATAGTTTCTGTTTCACCTGTAAATTCTTCTGTTGCATTTGATGCTCCAGGAGGTCCAGCATATCCAGATGCTGCTAAACCTGCAGTAGCTGTAGAACCTGTTCCTAAACCTGATCCTTGTTGTCTTCCTGTTGCTAAACTAGGTCTTGTTGACCAAGCTGTTCCATCATAACCTTCTGCTGTTGAAATTATAACTGTTGTATTTCCTCCAGATACCAATCCAGCAGTTTGACTTCCTGTTCCTGCAAACATATTAGCTTGTGCCACAATCATATTTCCTCCCGCTGTCCAGGTATTACCATCGAACTCACTAGTAGTAGCTACTCTTGTTGGTGTAATACCTCCACAAACAACACCAGTTGTAGATCCTCCAAAGCCTCTTAGTTGTGCTGTTGTAGCAGGAAGTGAATTTGGATGATTGCTCCAGCTAGTTCCGTCCCATTTCTCTACCCAACTTTTATAAGTACTTACTCCAGGAGGGCCAAACCCACCTGCAGCAACAGCTCCGGCTTGATCTCCAAAACCTGTTCCATCTCTTACGTTATTATTTAGAGCATTTGCTGGTGACCAAGAAGAACCATTCCAAGATTCAGTAACATTATAGTTTGTTCCTGTTCCTGATTCTCCACCAAAAGCCAATGCAGCACCTTGTGTTCCAACAGAAGCTAATTGATTTCTTGCAGTAGCTAAATCTGCAACTTCAGTCCAAGTTGCTCCATTGTATGATTCTGTTTTTCCTGTTCTAGGAGATTCTCCACCAATCATTAAAGCTGCTGTTTGTATTCCAGCACCTCCTGCTCCATACCTAGCTGTATCTACATTTCCACTACTAGACCATGCTGATGAAGTAATTGTATTGACTGATTGATTAAATTCTTCTGTTGCTCCAACATAAGGCGGTGTTACTCCACCAAACGCAAGTGATTGTGAATTTGGAGATACCATTGCGCCCCCAACGCCTCCTCTTGCAGTAGCTAAATCTGCTGTTTCACTAAAACTAGTTCCGTCATAAGATTCTGTTTTAGCTGAAAGTGATGGTTCTGTTCCTCCAAAAACTAATCCTGCGGTCGTTATTCCTGAACCTCCAAGACTTTGTCTACCTGTATTTAAGCTCCCACCTGTTGACCAATTAGTTCCATCGTATTCAAAATTTCTATTACTAGCAGAAGTTCCTCCAACCAAATTAGCTGCGGTTTGTATTCCAAAACCAGTTCCATATGAAAAAGCCGTAGGCATTGAAGTAACATTAGTCCATGCAGAACCATTATATTCTGCAACAGTAGCTTTACTAGTAGGAGGAGAATCTGAAGCACCGCCTGCTGCTAATCCTGCAGTTTGAGTTCCAGCTCCCATTATTCCATAATTTCCTTCGTTTAAATTTCCTCCGTTTGCCCAAGAGGTACCATTATATTCTTCAGTTGCATCTTCGGCAGGTACACTAGGTGTTTCTCCACCAAAAGTTAAGGCTGCAGTTTGTGGACCGCATGCTGCATTAAAACCTCGAGTAACATTTAAATTTCCACCGGTTCCCCATCCAGTGCCATTATATTCTTCTGTGGCGTTTGTATGAGGAGGTATAAAACCACCACAAGCTAGTCCTGCAGTTTGTGTTCCTGCTCCACCTAAATATGCTCTTACAGTTGTCAAAGGTGCTGAACTAGACCATGCTTGAACAGCAACAACAGATTTTAAATTACCTTCAGATGAGTTATACCAAACCTGTCCTTCGTACGTCGAATTCAAAGTTGGATCCGAGGAAAGTTCTTTTATTCTCTTACCATGTATCTCATCGTATGTAGCCATTTAAATCCTTATGGTAATACTACGTTTGATGGTCTTGTATTATTTGGTTCAGCTTTTTGTTCATCAGTCTGAGCATCCCAACTTGCTTGAGCTGTTTGAACTTCAGCATCAACCAAAGCTTGTGCTTCAGCTTTTGTTTTCTCACTAGCTCCTTTTTCAGCTAACCACATAGCGCCGTCAACGTTGTTGCCAACCATCCAGACGTTTGCAGGATAACCTCTTAGGAAGAATTTTTGTCTGTCTTGTACAGTAAAAAATCCTTTTCCAGTGTTAGTAGCTACTCCATAAATAAAGTGTGCCATAGTCTTCCTCCTTTTTTTGTTTATATATCATAGTTTAACCCTGAGTTAAAGTCTCTACATTTAGTGATTCAGTTGATCCACTAAACTCTTCTACAGTGGTTACATAACTTGGATCTGCACCTCCTGCTTGAACACCTGTAGTTTGACTTGTCCCAATTCCGTTTGCAGAACCTTGTCTTGCTGTTCCTAAATTTGGTCTTGTTGACCATGAAGTTCCATCATAGCCTTCTGTTGCTGCCGATAAAGAACCATCATTACCACCACCACACATTGCAGCTGTTTGGCCTGCTGGTCCGCCCCAACCATTTACTTGATTTCGTCCTGTATTCATTGC